TTGGGGAATGACCCACTAGACCTCGACGGTGGCCGCACGGCGGCGCAACTGGACGGTCCCGGCAATTCGCCCACGACCGACGCGGCGGGCCGTTTCACATGGACGGGCAATGTGCCGCCGAATAGCAACAGCGACCCCGGCACGCGCACCGTCTCGGCGCACGAACAACAGGGCATCCTGGGCAGCGCCGAGGGGCCGACGCTTGCCAGCCACACCCTGACCATTGAAGCGGCTCCGGCCGCCGTCTGCAAGCCCGGACAGATCGACTTCCTGGGCGGCTGTCACGATACCTCCGGCTGGTGGGCGGGCCTCGTGGCCGGATTGGGCCAGTGGTGGAGCGGTCTCTTCTCGGACGGCCGCGACGGCCTCGTGACGCGCGTGCTCAATGTCGTGCTCTATGTGGACGATCCAACCACGCACGACACGCCGGTCATCGTCGGCCTGCTGGCGACGTTCAAGGCCATCGGCACGGGCGCGATCGGCATCCTCATCGCGGCGCGCGCCTTCACGATCGTCCTCGGTTTATTCACGCGGGCGGCGGGGGCGGGGCCGTGGCTCACGTTGGTCTTGGAGATGGTGGGCGTCTTTGTCGCGGTGGCGGCGCTGACGCCCGTTGAGCACGCCGTGTGGGGCTGGGTTGGGCGTTTCATCGCCGGGAGCGACGCGCACGCGCTCACGCCGCTCCTTGACGCCGTGAAACGGCTGACGTTGGTAGGAGCCCCCGACTCCAAGAGTCTCGGCGTGACGCTGGAGGGGATCGCGGGGCTCGTGCTGCTGATCGCGCTCGTGCCGGTGTTCGTGCTGATTGAACTGACGCGCCTGGGCGGCTATATTCTGCTTGAGGCGCTGTACGTCCTGGGCCCGCTGGTCGTGCCGCTCCTCTTGCTGCGGGAGACGCGCGGCGTGACGCTGTGGTGGTTGCGCTCGACGCTGGCGATCACGGCGTGGCCCATCCTGTACCTGTTGCTGATCGAGGGCGGCGTGGCGCTTGTCACGTCGTTCAGCGGCGACGCGAGCGTGTTCGGGGACACCGTTGTGCGTGTGGGGTTGGGCGTGGCCCTGGTGGCGGCGCTCCTGAGCGTGCCGGAACTGGCAGGGCAGGCGACGGCGCGGGTCGTGGCGGGCGCGGGCGGGATCGTCGACGCGGGGCGGTCGGCGCCATTGGCTCCGGCGCGGCGGGCCCAGGCGTGGCTGCGCGAGAAGCTGCCGGGGTAAGGGAGGGCAATCGCCGTGTGTTATAGGCGCGTTCCGTGTCGGTGTCCCGTGGAGGTAGGTCCATGTACGCATGACTGGATGGTGGTTACCAACGACTTTCGGCGCGTTCTCTTATTGCCTGAAATCGAGAAAGCGCAGGCTATACCACGCCACGCTGAGTTGGCCGCCTACGATGACATTCTTCCTGGCACGTCGGAGCGATTCCGTGAGGCGGCATGGGCCGAGATGCGTCACCGCGTCAGCATGGGAGATCGCGTCGATGGGCGACAGATAGAGCATAAGCGGGCGTGGTGGCATCGGCTTTTACGGCAACAAGAGGGGATGGGACATGGAGACTGAGATACAGACGACGCGACACAGATACCTGCGCTGGTTCTTGCCGCTGGCCTTATTTAGGGCAGTGGGCGATGGTTGGCGGTCCGTGCGCGAGGCCCTGGAGCGGGTGGGCCTGGACCGTCAGGGGCGGGCCGCGCTGCTGTGCGCGCTGGTGGCCTGCGTCCTGGGCGCGACCCTGCTGCGCGCCACGGCGCTCTATGGCCCCGCCGTCGTCATAGGGGCGCTGGTGGTGGGTATGATGCTGGCATGGCGCATGGTGCGGCGTGACCTCGCCGAGATGGCGACCCCCGTACGCGAAGAGAGAGAGGCGGTGCGGGGGGCCGAGGCGCTGCTGCGGCGGGCACGGGAGGAGACGCGGCGGGGATAATTTGACGCATGCCGCATGGATCTGCTATAGTCGCAGTGGATTACCGCGTCTCATCCCAGCGACACCCCGGCTACCGACGACAACCCCGCTCTCCCGTCAGGGATGGAGCGGGGTTTTTGCGTGCGCGGGATGACGCGCCCGTCTCCCTCTGTTTCCCTCCTTCCCTGACACTTCGCTGTGTCCCTCCCACGGCGGGGTGTCGTCGTCTCTATGTGGCTATCTATGAACTAGGCCGGCCGCGCTCGATCGTGGCGAGGGCGAGTCCGAGCATGACCGGGTTGCCGATGGGCCGGTCGCCGCGCTCCCACACGGCGATGGTGTTCGCTTCGACGCCGAGGACGCGCGCCAGGGCGCCTTGCGACAGCCCGAGTGCGTCGCGCCGTCGGCGCAGCGCCGCGCCGTCGAGGTAGGCTTCGTCGGGCCGGCCCGCGTCGCCTGGAATCGGGTGGGCCGGCGCGCCGCGTTCACGGAGCGTGCGGGCGCTGTACCGGGGGCCGCCGCGATAGGGGGCGCGCGTCGGGTGGCCATCGTGGGGCAGGTCGCACAGGCGCCAGCTTGTTCTGTCGGGGTCGCGCCGTCCGGGCGCCGCGTTCGGACGTTCCGCGCCGATTACTTCCAGGCTGAACAGCGGCGCGGCGATGCCGCGCGGGGTGACCTTTCCCACGACGTAATGGCCCTTGCGCTCACGGTCGTACACCACATCGCCCGGCTGGATACGGGACGCCTCGTCTTCGGTCATCGGTCATTCCCCCTTTGCCCTATTCTTGTCGCGCCGTCTAGTTATTGGCGTCGTCGTAGCAGTCGCCGCACACCGCGCCGCGCGCGGAGGTCATGAGCAACGCGGGGCGCGTCGCCGCGCCGCACACGGCGCACGGGCGTGTCGCAAGCGGGGCCGTGGCCTCGCGCTCCGTGAGAGCACGGTACGCTGCGGCCCGCTCGGCCATGACCGCAGCGCCTCGTCGTCCGGCCAGCGTCATGGCGACCCACCAGGGTGTGTCGTCGTCATACGTGGCGGGGCTGGTTGCCATCTGGTGGCAGAATGCGTCGGGGTAGGACGCTACCCCAAGCGCGTCGGCGACACGTGTATACGTGTCTCGCGTCGGGGCGTCGCCCACGATGAGCGTGACTGCCGCCGCCGCGGCGCGCGCATGACCCGCCATGTTCACACCGCTTGTGTCGATCGTCTCGTTCGTTCCGTCCATGTCCATTGTCCTTCCCCTTCCTATGCGCCGAGGGCGCATTACCGGATTTTTCGTCCACTCTTTTCGTACACCAGATCTGCCGCAAACCCATGCCCGTATTTGGCTTCCAGCGCCTTGACGCCACGCCGGCCGTTGGCTGACCGCGCCTTGCTGAGGGCCCGCGCCTGGAGGTCCTCGCCCCACAGGGCGGCGGGGTCCATCGTGACACGGTAGCGGGCCGCGAGATCCTCGCACAGCGCCACGTGTGCCGTGACCTCCTCCAGCGTGGCGGCGCACTGGCTGGCTTGGAGGCCCCGCAGCGTCATGCCCATCTTGGCCCACTTCGCGCCCGTCTCCTGCCATCCGTCGAACAACCGGCGCGCCGTCGCCGCCGTCCGTGCGTTCGTCGTGCTTTCCATCGTCGCGTCCTCCCAACTCGTCGCCATCTCTATATCATTAATATAGCACATGTGCGTGCGGAAATCAAGGGCAAAACAAGGTTTACGGGGGTAGGACGCTAGATGGCATGCGCGCGGTCGTTGATGCGCCCGTGCGCGTAGCTAGGCGCGATCGGCGCGTTGGTGAGGGTGTGGCTGTCCACGCGGTATGCGCGGATGTAGCCCCGCTCGGCGTCGTCCGCGACGCCCGCCGGCACGATGTCGATGAGGCGAATGGACGGCTCGTATCCTGCGACCACTAGGTCGCGCATCCATCTGCTGTAAACCGATGGGCCGCCACGTATCCCCGCGCGAACCGCAGAGCGAGCGGCAGATAGATGGTTCGCCAGACGTGTCCGGAGGGTGCAGCCCGTCTGTCCGATGTAGCGCACCGCACCTGTCCGTGGATCAACTAACGCGTAGATATGCACGAGCGTGGAGGGATCACGCATGGCCGTTTTCCCCTGGGGCGTGGCCCGCGTCCCGACGCGGTTTCGGCCCCCGCTTCCGGCGTGTGAAGCGCTCAACGTCCTCGACGGGGACGAACAAATCGCGCCCGCGCTTCACACAACGCAGGCGACCTTCCGCGATAAGATGCCGTACGCGCGCCGCGTTCGCGTACCCCAGGCGCTCGGCCACCTCGGCCGTGGTTAGCAAATCGTCCTCTATCGTCCCGTTCGTCGCATCCATCCATTTGTTCCTCCGTCCTTATTATAGCACCTTAGCGTGCTGAATTATCATATATCAATGATATATAGATGTCAAGGGGTTTTGGATTTTGCTCCGGCTATGTGTGGACGAGGATACGCTCGGCTGCCGTGGTGACGGTGGCCTCACCACGCGCACCGGCCGCCACGCCAGGACGGCGCGGCGATCGGTCGGCGTCGGGACCTGCCGCGCGAACGCCCGCCACATGCATGGCCGGGCCGCCCCGCTGTCCCGCGCCGCGTTGGGACAAGCGCTCCGTTCGATCAGCGAACATTTTGTATACTCAGTAGCATATGCACACGTAGCCCGTGGCGAGGAGCGCGTTGTCTATGCCTGACCACCCCACCCCGGAGGCTGTCACTCCCTCCGATGATACGCCGCTGACCGAGCAAGAACAGCGCGACGCCACTGGACTTCCTGGCACGTTTGTCCAACGTGACAGCACCGATCTCTACATTGATAAAGGGCCGAAGGGCGGCGACGTGCTCGTGCCTCCGCGCCAGAACGCGCCCCTCTTGTACGACACGACGGGGCGGCCGGAGTTGTCGAACGGCATGAAACGTCTCTTACGCGCCCTGCTGCCCCCCGAGGTGCAGGCGGAGTTGGCCGCGCTCACGGGCGTCAACGTGACGATCCCCCGTGAGACCGCCATCGTGCGCGCCGTGAAGCGGGCCATTGAACGGTACAAGGACCGTGATAAACAGGCGTGGGATATCACCTGCGCGCGCGTGTTGGACGGGCGATCATGGGCACAGGTATCGACAGAGTTTAAGGTCAGCATCGTGGTGGCGCGTCAAGCGGTCGAACGCTGTGCCGCCTACCTATCGGGTGCGGTGGAGCATGCCGTTGATGATGTAGCGGCTGACGCGGTAGAGGTACGCGTGTTGGATCGCATCGTGCCCGACACGCGGGACGATGAAGAAGTGGATATGCATCGTTTGGCTATGCTGGATGCGATTTTCCCACGACCGTAAATAGTGCTTGACATGCCCCCTGCGGCAGGGGAGACTAGAACTATAGAGGTGCGCCTATCATGGGGCGCGACGCGGCCGGTGACGCCAGATGGCGCCCCGGCCGCTTTTTTGTGTGCGTTGCTCCCCACGGAGGCCGGACGCCATGAAGCGGATGCCCCAGGACGCCTACGCCGACCTCATGGAAAGCGTTATTGCTCAGGCCGCGCAAGATCTCAGCGTCGGGTGTACGTGTCGCCCTCCGGGGCAACGTATGGGCCATCGCCCCTGCGTGCGCCATCGTGCCGCCCGCGAGGTGTTGGACGGCGGCGTCGGTCCCTGGATCACGCTCTTATGCGGGGACGCCGACTTGAGCGCGACGTGGGAACGGCGGCTACGGAGTATGGCCGTGGGCGCGACCGTCTCGGATGGCGCGGGGATGGCGGTAGCGTCATGACGCTGAAGGCGGCGGCGGTGCGCCATCCGTACTACCATGACAAACCGCCAGCCTACTGGGGTGACCCCGCGGACCTCGACCTCATGGCGGGTGTGTCTATCGCGGGGTACGACCGCACTGCGGCGCATCGGGCGACGGTGCGCGCGGCCAACCAACAGCGGCAGGAGCGCGAGCGGCGCCAGCGGGCGGCCGTGGTGGCGCTGGTGGACGCGGCTGTCGTCGTGGGTGATATGGACACGGGTGGCGACGTGGATCTAGACGGAGGCGTGTCGGGTCATGACGCGCGCTGAACGACGCCACCACGCCGAACGCGTCAAGCGTCGGGTGCGCGGCTACTTTGTGTGCGAGACAAACGGAGATGGCCCGGATGGCCGGAAGCGTCCCACGACCGACCGTGCGTGGATTGGGCGGAGGGCGCGCACCCCGCATCCGTGTTCGTGCGCGGGCTGCGCGAATCCACGCCGGTCGCGCTTAGGCAAGCTGAAGGATCGGCTCACGATTCAGGAGCGGCGCGCCGCGTTGCCCGAGGGTGAGTGACGAAGGTGGTTGGTGGTCGGGCGGGAACACCCTTGTGACGGGGGCTGCGATGCCCACCACCCGACCTAGAACGAACGCGCGGTAGAGGGCGAACGCTATAGAGCGAACGCGTCTGGTGGATGCGGGGGCGAACCGATGGCGAGAGCACGTGCAACGCAAGCGCCAGGAGTGCTTGAAGCCGCGGTTGAGCTAGAGCAGAAGGTATGGGAACTGCGTTTAAGCGGCATGAGCCTGCACACGATCGCGGCCCACCTCAAGATCAGTTCATCAACCGCGCACAAGCATTGGCATCGCCGTTTAAACGCCGCACGTAAAGCGGGCGAGGGCAAGGCTATTGACCACGTCACGCTTGAGAATGAGCGATATGACGATTGGCTCAACGCCCTGACGCCGTTCCTTATGGCGGGTAGCCCCGCGCATATGGCGGTTGCGGTTGCCATCTCGAAAGAGCGACGCAAGCTCAATGGATGGGATGCCCCGTCGCGTATTCAGCACGAAGGCAAGGACGGCGGCCCCATCGTCGTCCAGCAAAAGCGGGACCTGTCGGCGCTGACCAGTGAGGACTTAGACGACCTTGAGCGCATCCACACACGCCTTGCTGGACGTGCCGAGCCCGGAGGAAATTCGGGCGGAGAGGGCGCGTCGTAGTCTCTACGCGTTCATGCGGCAGGCGTGGCACGTCGTTGAACCCGTGCGCCCGTTCGTGGACGCGTGGCACCTACAGGCCATCGCGGAGCACCTGGAAGCGGTCACGCGCGGCGAGATCCGTAACCTCGTCATCAACATCGCGCCGGGCATGGCGAAGTCGCTGACCGTCTCGGTCTTCTGGCCGGTATGGGAGTGGATCGCGCACCCTGAGCGGCGCTGGCTCTACAGTTCCTACGCCCTGTCCCTCTCCATGCGCGACAGCCTCAAGTGCCGGCGCATCATTGAGTCGCCGTGGTATCGGGAGCGGTGGGGTGACGTTTTCCAGTTGCGGGATGACCAGAACGCCAAACTGAAGTTCGAGAATGACCGCACGGGCTATCGTCTGGCGACATCGGTGGGGGGAACCGTCACCGGAGAAAGGGCCGATCGTGTTGTTGTTGATGACCCACACAACCTCCTAGAAGCGGCCAGCGATGTCAAGCGCATGGAGGCGATCACATGGTGGGACGAGGCGATGTCCACGCGCCTTAACGACTTCAAGACCGGGGCGCGCGTCATTGTCATGCAGCGCCTGCACGAAGAGGACCTGTCGGGGCACGTCCTGGCGCGCGGCGGCTATGACCATCTGTGCTTGCCCACGGAGTACGACCCGTCACGCAACGTGACGACCTCCATCGGCTTCCGTGACCCGCGCACGGTCGAGGGTGAACTTCTGGCTCCAGCGCTGTTTGGCCCTGAGCAGAACGAACAGCAAAAGAAAGACCTGGGGCCATACGGCTACGCGGGCCAGCACGGGCAGACCCCGGCGCCGCGCACGGGTGGCATGTTTCAGATGCAGTGGTTCCGGGCCGAACAGGCCGCGCCCGCGTCGTTCGTGGCCGTCGTGCGCTATTGGGACAAAGCGGGTGCCGCGCCCGGCAAAGGCGACTGGACCGTGGGTGTCCTGATGGGGCGCACCTGGGACGGCTACTACTGGATTTTGGATGTTGTCCGGGGGCAGTGGCCCAGCAATGAGCGGAACAGCGTCATCCTCGAGACGGCAAAGGTGGACGCAACGCGCTATCCCGGCATGAAGACGTGGGTGGAGCAGCCGCCTGGCCTCGGTAAGGAGAGCACCGACGCCGTGGTCCGCCTGCTGGCGGGTTACAACGTGCAGGCTGATCCCGCCCACGGCACAAAAGAGGATCGCGCCGAGCCCGTGTCGAGCCAACTGCGCGCGGGCAACGTCCGTATGATTGAAGCGGACTGGAACGGCCCGTACCTCGCGGTCATGTGTCCGTTTCCGGCTGGGCGCCACGATGACGATGTGGACGCCACGAGCGGCGCGTTTAACAAGCTCGCCGTTGAATCCTACGACCCCAACGCGTTCGGCACGGCGGGCGGCCGCGCTGAGGTGGACGCCTATCGGGTGTATTAGAGCGCGTCGGCGGGATGGAGTGCTGTATGGCAACGGTGAAGGCTATCCAGGACTCCGTTGCCATCGGCGGTACACCGGGCGGCGTCACGGGCAGTCCCGCCGCAACCCCCGCGCAGGAGATCGAGTTGCGCGCGAATCCCTACGACGAATATGTGTCAGCCGGATATCTCGCGTGGTACGCGAACATCCCGCGGGTTCTTGGCTGGGCCATCGACGACCTTGAGGAGACGCTGGCCGATCCCGTTTATTCGGCCATGATGAACGACGCGCAGGTGTTCGCGTGCGTGGCGATCCTGAAAGCGAGCATCCTGGAGGATGGCGTCACGTTCACCGCGGCCGAGACGGATGAGGCGGCCGACGGCTACGCGTTGGCGGCCGACCTCCGCGACTTCTGTGAGCGCGTTATCGCGGATCTCGCGACGCCGATCGACAACGTCTTGTGGAACATGCTGGACGCGCTGGCCTTCGGCAACAAGGTGGCCGAGCAAGTCTATGCGGTGGAGGCGTCCCCGAGCGGGGCGCGGCAGGTTGTCCTGCGCGCGCTCAAGGTCAAGCCGCGCCGCTCCACCTCGTTCGTGGTCGATGCGTTCAACAACACTATCGGCCTGCTGGGCCTGATCCCCGGCGTCGGCTTTCCGGTGCAGGTGGGGACGTACCTGACCAGTCCGCAGAGTCAGGCCAACCTCCTGCCGCGCGACAAGTTCGCCGTCCTGACCTTCCGCCCCAAAGATTCCGACCCGCGCGGCACATCGCTATTGCGCGCCGCCTATGATCCCTTCAATGCAAAAACGCGCCTCAAGCCCGACTACCTGAAGTACTTGAGTCAGTTCGCCTCGCCCTCGCTGATGGGCGTTCTGCCGCAGAACGCGCAGCCCGGAGAGGCTATGGACGCGGCGGGGGCGACCCTCTATCTGCCGAACGGGCAACCGAAGAGGATTCTACCGCGCGACGCCCTCCAGTCGGCCCTAGTCAACTTCAGGAGCAGCACGGCGCTCGTCGTCCCGTTTGGGACCGAGGTGACGCCGATCGAGATGGCGGGGAACGGGCAAGCCTTCCTGGACGCGTTCAATTGGTATGACCGCCAGATCACGACCGCCATCTTGCACCAGACGCTCGCTACGATGGAGGGGGAGCACCAGGCGCGGGCGGCGGCCTCGGTTCACCAGGACGTGCTGGCGACGATCGTGCGTCAGGCCAAGGCCGCCGTCGAGACGATGCTGCGGCGCGACGTGCTGACGCCGCTGGTGCGTTACAACTACGGCGACAAAGCCCTGCGCCTCGTGCCTTACGTCACCCTGGGCCAGGTGGAGCAGCAGGACGTGGCGGGCCTGTGGGGGGCGGCGGCGCAACTCAAGAGTTCCGGCTATTTGAGCGACGACCAGTTGCCGGCGGTGGACGAGCTCATCAACATCCCCGTGCGCGAAGCGGCGCCCGCGCCGAACCCCGCTACGACCGACGCCGCCAGCGCGACCGACACAAGCGGAACACCGGATCACGGGCAGGGGAACGACTCCGCCGCCAACGCTGATACGGCCGACAACGCTAGGGCGGCGGCGATAGGCGATGGAGACAAGGGCGCGGCCGATGATGTATCGGCCGCGCCCACGGGGACACCCAAGCGTCTAGCCATCGTCGCGTCACAATCGTAGGCCGCGTCGTGGCCTGAAAGAGGACTACCCATGCCGAACAGGGCACAATCGGCCGCGACGCTGCACGCCGAGATCGGTGCGGCGACCTACAGCGCGCCGCCGTCGGCGACGCACGCCCAAATCCTGGCCGCCCTGCGTGCTGAGGGCGTCCTGGACGCGACGGGAGCCTACAGGACGGGCAAGGGGATGGCCGACGTGGTGCGCGCCGTCACGGTCCCCTCGGTGACGCAAGAAACGTTAGAACGCCTGCTGAAAGCGCGGGGGATTTAACCATGACTGACGCCGCTGATCGATTGTACGACGCGTTGGTCGGCATCCAGCAGGCGCGCGGGCGCGCGGTGTTGGGGGAGATCGATGTGCTGGACGCGGCGCATAACGCGGGCTTGCCGCGATTGATCAATCGCGACGACGCCGCCGATGTCAACCGCGCGTTCTGGGAATTGGACGCGCGGGGAGCCATTGTCTTGATGGCCAGGGGTACAGTCCCCATCACGTTTACCCTCGTGCCCCGGCTAGATCCGGCGCACTCCGCTGTTCGGTGACTACTCCCACGGGTAAACCCCGTGGGAGTAGTCACAGGTCAGTTGCGCCATTAGGACACCACCATCTTGGCGATATGTGTGAACGTCTTGTCAATCATCAGCGCGACACCGTCGGGGATAAACAGGTCGAGCGACCGTTGCCCTGACAGCGAGAGGTACGCGCGGTCGTAGACGGCCAATTGGGGCAGCGCCATCGCGCGCAGGATGTGGTTAGCGGCGTCCTCATCCTCCATCGCGGAACCAGAGACGCGCTTGCCATACACGTCGGCGCGATTGGTAGTGCGTAGCAGATGATTGAGAGTGCCGCGATTGAGGTAGACCAGCGCGAAGCGATCAAATGGCGACGGTTCCCGTTGATCGCGCGGATACGAAGCGGTAACGGTCGCGATGTCGTGCAGCGGCGTGGCTGCGGCACTGTTTGTCCAGGGGACGACCGCCTGGTACCTCCACGCGACACGGCCCGTGATGACGGCGCTCGTACAGGCAAGGATTAATCCGTTTTCCAGACGCTCCGCTTCCAGCGCCCTATAATAACTTTCCCGCTGCTCCGTCGCCATAGATGCTCCTTGGAGAAACAGACAACTCTACCCGCAGTATAAGCGCGTGTACGCACGCGCGATGCGCGTTATGCAACACCTCGTTAAGGGGGCGCCATGCCTGACAAGGACGCCTCTTAACGCTGGATCACCTGTCATCCGCATGGCGATGACGGTCCCGGCCGACCTGTCCTGCTTAACAGCGACGGCACGATCGCGGGCGGCATGGGCGGCAAGTTCAACGGCCAGAAGATCGGTGAGATCTACAAAGGCGGCGACGCCAGGACGCCCACGGCGTCGGGCGGCGCGGCGGGCGTGCCCAACACGCTGGCGCATCCGTCACACAACGCGCACGCGGCCGATTACGCCGACCTGGGGCCGGAGATGGCCCCCACGGTCTACGGCACACCGACGCACGCGGACGGCGCGTGGCGTCTGCACCTGCGTAACCAACACCTCGTGGACGCCGCAATGGAGGGCGACCGTCAAACCCTCTCCGGCCACCACTTCGACCTGCATCCCGACGGTGGCGTGATCTACTACGTCCCCGGCGAAAGTGGCCCCGAGGGCTACACCGACTCCGCGCACGCCATGGCCATCGACGTGGGCGCGAAAGTGGCCGACCGCATGGCCATCGCCCACGAGCGCACCATGCAGGCCGCCCAAAAAAAGGGCTACGTCCCGGACGAGCCTGACTTCGGTGATTTTGAGTGGCACGGCGAGGACCATCCGGGCGATGACGACGCGGCTATGCGGGACTACGCCGCCGAGACAACCGCCGAACTGGCGCGTCACCGCGCATCCTCGCTCAAGGACGTGCGCGACTTCATCCGGCATGAGGGCGGCATCGCACCCCACACCCGGAAAGCGGGCGACAAGACGGACCCGCGCCGGAGCGACGAATATTTGAAACTTCCGTCGCACTTAAAAAATGAGCGCGGCCTGACGCTGGATCAGATGGCCGGCATGATCGCCGAGAAGTACCCCGGCCTGGGGATCGAAACGGAGAACGACTTGCACGACTACCTCACGTCTACCGAACGCGAACGTAAGGGCGGCTACACCAAAGCGCGCATGAGTCGTCCCCGCCTTGCGCCCGGCTCCTACGTTCAGTGGGCCGACTCATCAGGCGCCGGTAAGGGCCGTATCGCCAGCGTCCACCGCGATGAGGTCGTGCCCAACGTGTTCGACGGGCGCGTGCGCGGATCGGCCGACGACCCCGCCGCGCGCATCCGCGTCCATGAGAAGCACGGCGACGGGTGGCGACCGACCGACCGCTACGTCGGCCGCCTCTTTAGCGGCGTCTACGGCATCGGGGCCTTGTCGCGCCCCTCAACCGACCCCGACCACGACGGCGACGATGACACGCCCGGCGCGGGCGGCGACACCGACCACGACGCGGGCGCGTCCCCCGCGTCGCTGTCAGCCACGCCGGCGGCGGCCCTATCGACCGACCTGACGATAGACACGACCCATCCAACGCACCCAGGAGGCATGATGCGCGCCGAGTTCAGCGCCGACCCCGTGGGGGTGACGGCCGACGGCATGGTCGTCTTGCGCGGCAAGGCGTTCGCGGCCGGAGCCTACCCCGACAAAAACCTGACGGTAACGCCCGAGCAGTTATGGGACATCATCGCGCGCTTCGATGCGCCCGTCCCCATGAACCTCGCCCACCGCCATTCCGACGCCCTAGCGGGCCACCTGGGTGGCCTGGTGGACATGTGGGCGGACGACGACGGCGCGAGCCTGATGGTCACGTCCCATAAACCCGCATGGCTGCACGCGCTGATGCCTGAGTCGCGCGTCTCGGTGGAGATCCCCCTCGACACCGACGAGCCGCGCATCACGGGCTGCGCCTGGACCTCGACCCCGCGCGTCCCCGACGCCCAGTTGGTCGCGGCTTTCTCGTCGTTTGAGCGGCGCGTGGAGGGCCAGGGCGGCGCGGAGGGCGCGGGTGGGGCACGGACCCCGCGCCCTCCTCAAAAGCCGCGTGGCGGGCTGCTGGGCGCGTTTGCGGGCGCACGGCACGACACGCGGTCGGGCCGGATGCGCCTTCAGGAGATGCACGACATGGCGGTGTCGGCGGGCGCGGTCTGCCGCGCCCCCGGCACGGCCAGCATGTCCAGCGCCCACGAGGCCAAGGGCATCCAGGCCATCCACGACGTATCGGTCGCGCACGGCGCGACCTGCGACGCGCAAGCGATCACGCCGGCCGACGCGTCGCGGCCACTGTACGGCATGTTCGACCAGCGACCGACCAGCGGCGGGGTGTCCGGCCGCGCGACGACGAACGGCGGGAGCCGTAGGGAGACACGCGGGACCATGAATCTACTCGACTGGATCAAGGGCAAGGCGGCGGAAGACGGTCTGGACGTACAGGACGAGGACATCCGCGCGCAGTTCAGCGCCGGCCCCGATCCCAAGGTGGCCGCGCTTGATACGGCGCACAAGGAGCAGGCGGCGCTCTTCGCGGCGTCCGAGCAGGAGCGCGCGGCGCAGGCGGCCGAGATCGCGACATTGAAAGAGGACCGTGCGAAAGAGAAGCGGGCGCGCATCGAGGCCGAGGCCGCGCACTTCGCGGACACGCAGATCGACGCCAAGCGCGCCCTGCCGGCCGAGCGCGAGGCGGCCATCGCCCTCTACGTGCAGGCGGCGCTCGATGATGCGGAGACCCAGGGCAAGACGGCGGCGTTCAGCGACGGCGCGAGCCGCGTCTCGGCGCTGGTGGGGGCCTACGCGGCGCGCGTCCCGCACCAGTTGACGCAGGAGATGCTCAAAGACGTGGACCTCCAGGCGCTGTTTAGCCAGCAGCAGCAAGCCGGGGTGGACGATAAGGCCAAAGTCAAGCCCGAGACGCGGCGCGACCTTCTGTCGCGCACGGCCGAGGGCCGCGCCATCCTCGACCAGGAAGAGAAGGCCACCCGCGCCGGGAAGTAGTACCTGTCGCGCCCCTCGCATCCAGAGCGTGACACGTATCGACGTAGCCATTCCGCTTGACCCCTCACTGACCGCGCGCCCGCCGTGGCGTGCCCCGACCCAACCCGTTGCCACAGAGGCAGCGGGTTTTTTGTTGCGCGCCACGGCGCGTGGAGACACACCATGCCGACCACTCCCATTCTCCAGTTCCGCGCGGATCGCGTCGACCCCATCCAGGACGAAGACCTGGTCAAGGCCGAGTCCGTCAACCTCTCCCCCGGCGTGTACCTCAAGGGCACGCTCCTGGGGCAGGTGACGACGCCCAACAACCCGGCTGTCCCCGCCGCCCCCGCGCCGACAACCGCCACGACGGGCGGCACGGTCGCGGCCAGCGCCTACGGTATCGAGGTGACCTACGTCAACAGCCTCGGCGAGACGACCGCGTCGGCCGCCGGGACCGTGACGACGACGGGCGCCACGTCCACCATCACCGTGCCGTCGCCGCCCGCGTCGGGCAACGCGGCGGGCTACTACGTCTACGCGACGGGGCCGGGCGGCGCGACCTACGCGCGCCAGCAACCGGCCGGTCTGCCGACCGCGCTCGGGACCGCGTTCACATTGACCGCGCCGCCGACGGCCACGGGCGCGACGCCCCCGGCCAGCAACACGGCCAACGCCGTCGTCGGGGCCTACGTGCCCTACGCAGCGGCGAACACGGACGGGTCGGGCACGGCGCGCGGCATCCTCGTCTACTCCTGCACGGCGACGGCTCCCGTCGCGGGCGACACGACGGGCATCGCGGACGTGGGTTATGGCTCGGAGTACGGGCGCTCGTACAAGACGACGCCGATGTACTATCGCGGCACGTTCGCGACCGCCGACCTTGTGGGCCTCGACCAGGTGGCCGTGACCGCCATGGGCGCCTTGCTGTTCAAGGGCTCGCTCGCCAACGGGAAGATCGTGATTGGCTGACAGGTTAGCCCGTCGCCTTCCCTGTCGTATCGTGCGCGCCCCGGCGCGCGTGGGCCACACATCAGGCCCCCAAAGCCGTGTATCACAATCAGCTTTGCGCCCCGGGGCGCGTGGGCCGTGGCCCAGGAGATAAAAAGTGGCATATATCCTCCCGACCTCCGTTGAACTGATGGAGATTGCACAGGATCTCATCCCCCGCTTGCAGCAAGACCGCGCGATCTTCGACCTCATGCCGATGCGCGACAGCGACCGCGCGTTCGTCGAGTGGGACCAACGTGACAGCTTCACCGGCCTCCAGCAGATCCGCGGCTTGGGCGGCGAGCCCGTGCGCGTACAGAAGTTGGGCGCCAAACGCTACCGCATGCAGCCCGGCATCTACGGGGAGTTCGAGCGGTTCGACGAGACCGAATTGACCGAGTACCGTGTCCCCGGCTCGTTCGATCGCCCCATCGACCTGCGCGACATGGTGATGGGGTCGCAGATGCGTTTGCTGGAGCGCCGCCTCGACCGCATCGAGCAGGTCGGGTGGGCCAGCCTTCAGGGGCAGATCGCCGTGGCGCAGATGCTCCCCGGCGGCGCCAGCACCATCATGTACGCCGACACGTTCAGTGTGCAGGCGTTCACGGCGACGGTTCCGTGGGGCACGTTCGCCAGCGCCACGCCGCTGGCCGACTTTCGTAACACGAAGCTGCTGGCCCGTGGACACTCGGTCGTGTTCGACGACACGGCTAGGGCGTACACGAATCAGAGCACCATCAACAAGATGCTGTCCAACACGAACAACGCCGACCTCTACGGTCGCCGCGTGACGGGCCTCGCCACGGCCAACAGCCTAGAAGGCGTCAACTCGCTCTTTCTAGCCGATGGCCTGCCGCGGATTATCGCCTACGATCAGACGTATCTCGACGACACCGGCGCGTACCAGTTGTTCATCCCAGACAACACGGTCATCATCGTCGGACGGCGTCCCGGCAACGTCCCCGTCGCGGAGTACCTCTTCACACGCAACGTCAACAACCCCGGCTTCGCCCCCGGTCCGTACATGGACGTGGTCGACCGCCTGACCCAGGGTGGACAGTACCCGCGTACCATCGATATCCATGACGGGCATAATGGAGGAATTGCCCTCCTCTATCCATCGGCCGTGGTGGTAATGCACGTCTAATCTGGCATATATTGACAATAAAGAGGGGTAGATAGTGGTATAATGAAAGGGTAACGTTCACGAGAATGCCCCCGCGCTGTTCGTAGCAGCCGAGGGCGTGACCAGAACTGGAGGTTCTGATATGGACAGTATACCCTCTTCGTTTTCCCAGATACCCCTCTTCGGTGACAAACCCTGCTCGACGTGTGGCGCGACTAAACCGCGCACCTCTGAGTACTACTACGTGAGAGATAAGCGCACAGGCGCTCTTTCGACGTGGTTTGACACTCCCACGGCTACAGCGCGTGGGATTCTCGCGTGTAGCTCCCACCCCGACAGGGTGGGTATTCACGAAGCTTCTGGTGCGGCGTTTCTGTCGCATCAGCCGTCCCTTTGACCAGGACGAGCGGAGTGCCATGCACCGCTCCCCGCCGAACGAACACCGCCATGACGACGATGCTCCTCTTAAGCACGGCGGGGAAGGACCGTTGCCGGTCTCCAGATAGCGGATCACCTCATACCACTATCCATGCCAGGAATCCCGGAACATCCGGGTTGAGGGCGACCCGGAACATCCGGCGCTATCCTCCTAAGTCTACTATACTACGGGCATGAGCGCCATCAAAAAGACATCACGAGAGCACAACATACCGCTGCGGTTGAACGATGAGGAGCGGGCGACATTAGAGGCGATAGCAGCTATGTGGGGGCTGTCGCTGTCGGCGGCGATGCGGCGTCTCATCCGAGAGAAACGGGTTGGTGGCGAACGCGAGGCTAAAGCCGCTACAGCGGATGAAGCCCTCATATCCCAGGGCTAAAGCTCCTGGGCTTTACGGGCTACCCCTGTAACGCGCAATGCCTCTGCCGCTCGTGCAATTCGAAAAAGCATCGCAAGACGCTAAACCTCTTGCCGTCGCGTCTGCGCTGGTGGCCGCTGCTCTAACGGTCTGTCACGGCAATCGCGCGACACACTTTTCGCCCCAAGGCCCGCTCACCTGAGCGGGCCTTTTTCTATGGAGGAATCGATGATGACGGATCGCAAGTTCGCGGTCAAGCACGAAGGGGTGGGCAATCGCCGTCTAGGTGAGAAGGTCACGTTCCCACAGGGCGTGGATACCGACCGTCTGATCGGGTTGGGCGCGATTGAGGAGTTGTACGGCCCCGACGCCGAGGGCGACGCGGTGTACGACGACTCCCTGTCCTCGCAACTGGTGACACGGGCGGCGGCGGGCGACAACGCGCACGATGGCGCGGAGATCGAACGGCGCAAGCGCGAGGCGCAAGAGCAACTCGACCAGATTCTTCAGCAGAAGGCCCAGGCCGAGGCCGACCGTGCGGCGGCCGAGGCGGCGACCGCTCAGGCCCAACGGGACAAGGCTGAGGCCGAGGCGGCGGCGGCGTCCGCGAAAGCCGCCAAAACGAACGGCACGGGCACAACGGCGTCGTAACAGGCGAACGGTCACCTTGTCGGGACGATGACGGACGACAGGGCAGACGGCAGAGGGGGATAGGGTCATGACGATGAATCCCGACGATGAAACGTACACCTATGCCCCCCTCTCGTCGTCGCGCGTGCTGCGCCCCATCTACGACCTGCGGCGGCGTCTGCCCGATGTGGACACGGCCCGCGCGGAGGCTGGCGCGGGCCGCAAAGCCTGCTTCTTCAGCGACCAGGAGTACGCCGCCTTCCTCCAGGACGCGGGCGGCAGCGTCCTGTACGCGCAGGCGGCGGCGCTCTACGCCATCGCGGGCAACTACGGTTTCGCCGCGCGCTACGTGCAACTCAACGGCGGCGGCGCGGTCGATGGACGGACGGCGGCGAGCCTCGTGCGCCAGCAGGCGGCGGATATTCGGGCGCAGGCGGAAGCCACCGTCAACACCCCGACGATAGCTCAGATCTACGATGCCAGCCAGGACGTGACCCCCGCCATCGCGCCGTGGAGCGTGGACGCGGGAACAGTGATTGAGGACGACTTCGGCCGCGTGGTCGGCCCCACGCGCTATTATCCGTGACTCTCGCGTGTCTATGTTTGTCTACGCGGTATGAGCGCATGGGATGGAGTTAGGCAATGACGAGATCGCGCCGCAAGACGCCGATCGCGGGCGTGACGGTTGCCGCGTCCGAGAAGAGAGACAAGCAGGACTACAACCGTCGGTATCGCCGCATCGTTAAGCAGGCCGTCACGGCGGGCGATCAGGATACGCCGCTGCCGCACCTGCGTGAGCATAGCGACCCATCGCGTATGGACAAGGACGGCAAACGACTGTTAGGCGGTGAGGATCTTCCGGCTATGCTACGCAAATAGGCAGCGCGACGCGCGGCGATGATGAGTCAGAGGCAAGAACTATGAGAGAGAGAATGTTCATGGAACTGGCCGACCTCATCCTTGAGCCGTACGCGGGCGCGCACATCGGGGCGGCGTACGCGGACGCGCGCCGTCTCGTCGCGCTGACCGGCCATCCCATCATCGTACGTGGCAACAACACGGACGTGACCGTCACGGCCACCATGGATGAGGCCGCGTGTCGCACCGCCTATGAGGCCGCGCTTGTGCGCTCAGGGCAGCGCCGGAGCGTGACGCCATGATGCCAACGGGGGGCATGCAGTCCTACGACGTGGGCACGATGGTCTACGACACCATGGCGCGGCAGACCGACACCCTGGACGGGCCGCAGCGCCTCTTGCTGGCCGCGCGGCTGACGGCGACGAGCGTGGACCCGCTGACGGGGATAAGGGCCGTGGCGTGCCCGGCGTGTTACGAACCTGATCGGGGGCAGGCGACCAATCCGCGTGACCCGACGTGTCTGGGGACGGGCTTCGTCATCCCCAACAGCGCGGGCGCGACCGACGCGAACGCCAGTGGGGTCCAGCATGGCTACCTGACGCCGCGGCCGTTTGAGGGCCTGCTCATCAAAGGTGGCACGACCGCAACAGAGGACGAGCAGGGCATCATCGAGGCGACCGAGGACATCCTGTCGTGGCCGGCGCAACGCCTGTCCCCCAAGAAGCTGGACATCGTGATCCGCACGGATTACCCCGACCTCGTGAGTGAACGCTTCCTGATCCGTGACGCGCTGGAGGCCGACGCGCTGGGCAGCAGGGTCATCGCCTACAAGGCGACGATCGCGCTGTTGGACCGCGGCGACATGGCCTACAGCATCCCGACGCCTGACCTTGGCCCCGGCGCGGCTGGGACGTGGGACTGACCCAATTCAACGAGAGAGACGCGCGCCGGACGGCGCCCGAGAGGAGCCTGACGATGGCGACGGTAACGATGTGGTTTCCCCGCATGAAGGTCGACGCGCGCGTGTCGGACGGCCATTACTATGAGCGCACCCCCGACCACGAGGACGGCGCGGTCGAGGTGGAGGAGCGCCATGTGCGCGACCTGCGCGGCCAGGGCCTCACCCTGACGAGCCCCTTCGCGCCACAGGACGTTCCCCAAGAGGCCCCGCTGCTCGCGACGCCCGTTCCTGCCCCTGATGCCGAGGCGCCTCCTCAGACAACCCCCGCGTCTACTCAGGCCGCGCCCCCTGTCCAAGCCCCCGATGAAAAAGCGGCGGCGATTGACGCGCTCACGTCCGTCCCTGCCGGTGCGCCAACTTTGACGCCAAGCGGGACGGCCGAGACGGTTGAACCTGTTCAGGTCGCGCCTCTCACGGGGTCTGACCCTATGGCCGTCCCCACTCCTGAGCAGCAAGCGGCGCCGGCGCCCGTGACGCCTATGTCCGGCGTGGGCGCGACCGGCGCGCCCACGCCGGAGGGGTAGGGCAATGGACTTCGCGGATAGCATCGCGGCGCGCCTCGACGCCGGGGTCGGCCGCGCTTTGACCGAGATTGGCGAGGCGTGGGCGGAGGCGGCGGCTGATGACGCCCCGGCCGTCACCGGCACGCTCTCCGCGTCCGTCCACTATGAGCAGACTGGCCCCACGACCGGCCACTTGGTGATGCGTGGCTACGGGCGGTCGGTCGCGACGGCGCCCGCGCCGACGGGGGGATCACCCCGACAGATCGCGTCTCGCGCCCGCTACGCGCGGAAGATCGGCCGCGCGGTCGACCATCCCAACGACTTCCCGGCCCGCGCCTGGGACGACGCGCGCGTGCGCGCCCTGCGTGACGCCTACCCCGGCCTCGTGATGCGCGAGGAGTAGGACGCTGTCCGGCGGCGACAAGCAATAAGGAGGCGCGCCCATGCCCGCGTCTCCCACCCCCGCGCTGCGCTCGTCCGTGGCCAACCGCGTGAAGCGCGTCGTGCAAACGGTGTTCGCAGGGCTCGCGAACGAGGACGGCTCGCTGCTGGGCCTGTACGACGCTGCAACGAACCCCGGCGGCGTGCAGGTGCGCCACGCCTATGCCACGCTCGAGCCGAATTATCCCGAGGTCGTCGTGTCCGTCCTCTTCGGAGACATCCCCATCACGCCCGGCGACGGCTGGCTGGACGAGGACACCGACCCCGTGATCGGGAACGCCTCGGGCGGCGTCGGCGGTATCCAGGGCTTCATGTCCGAGGGGTCGGTCATCACGCTGGGCATTCGCACCCAACTGGAGGCCATGCGCGACTACCTGGCCGACGAGATTGTGCGTGCCATCGGCTTCCGCTACTGGACCAACCCCGTGACGGGCGTGACCTACGAGCGGTACGTCATCCAGGCGCTGGCCGAGGCGGGTATCGAACTCTCTATGATCGGGACGATGACCGTTCCGCGGCCCAAGACGACCGACCCGCGCTCGCGCGAGCAGATCTGGGACGTGGACATCCCGCTCCGCTGCGCCATCACGGTTTACGACGTGGTCACGCCGGGGGCGCCGCTCGGCCCCACGACGATCACGTCCGGCGCGGCCGGTGAGTCCGGCCCCACCGACAGCCTCACCATCCAGACGATCGACACCCTCGTCGTTCCCGGTTTCTAACGGCTACCGCCGACCCCGTGGGCCGCGACGCCCCACACGCGTGCAGAGGAGATGGCCCACATGGCGACAACCCCGTTCCAACCCATCGCGATCAATGTCAACTTCGCGGGGTCGCAGGCCACGGTGTCGGCCCCCACGGGCACGCGCGTCGTGGGCCTCCTCGGCCGCGCCATCAAAGGCCCCAACGTGCCCTTCATCGGCACGGCGGCGCAGGTGTACGCCGCCTTTGGGTCGCCCTCCGACCCCCTGACCAACGGGACGGACATCCCCTTCCAGACGTACCTCGCCGCCAGCCAGAGCACGGGCGGGGACGCCGCCGCCCAATTCCTCATCATGCGCGCGGGCGTCGCGCCCGGCACGCTCAAGGTCTACGATGTGACGGGCCAGACCGCCGCCGCCGTCTGTTTCACGCTGACCGCCATCGGCCCCTACGCCGGCAGCGCCGCCGCGAACCTCGACGTTATCCTGACGATCTCCGGCGTCACCACCAAGGTATCGTCGCTGACCTTCGTGGACGCGATCAGCGGCCTGCCCGTGCTGACCCTCGTGGACGGCAACAACGGCGGTCTGTGGGACCTCTCCAGCAACGCCCGCATCGTGGCCGCGATTCAGGCCGCCTCGCCCGCTGCGAACCCCGCCAGCGTCGTCACGGCGACGCTTGGCCCCTCGACCAACGTCCCCGTCGCCATCCCCACCCCTGTCCCCTTCGCGGCCGGGGCGGACGGCCTGGGGGCCACGGCGGCCGACCCGACCATCGGCGGCGCGGGCGGCACGGTCGGCCTGCTGGATCAGAGCATGGCCTACCCGCTCAACTACCTGGCGACGGGCTTCGACGCGGCGGCGATCGCGCCCACCATCCTCTCGCACCTCGCGGCGGCGCAGAGTGTCGGCGCCTTCCGCAAAGCCTATCTAGGCGCGGCGGCGGGCACGACGTTCAACACCATGACCACGACCTATCTCGGCGCGGGCCTCAAGAACCGGCGCGTCTCGGTGGTGGGCCACGACTCTCTGCTGGCCTATAACCCGGCGCGGCAGATCAACGATATTGTCGCGGGCTACCACGGCGGCGCGGCCTACGCGGGCCTGAAGGCGTCGGCGCCGATCGCGGAGGCGGGGATCGGGCAGGAGGTCGCGGGCATCTCCGACATCGTGGCGCCGCCCGACAAGAGCGCCATCCAGGTCTCCGACACGAACCTGCTGGCCGGGTCGCGCCTGCTGACCTTCGAGAAGGTTGGCTACGCGGGGGCGGTGCGGGTGCGCGACGCGCAGACGACCGTGCCGCAATACAACGCCAACAACCAGTTCAACAACGATTCGGTGACGAACATCCCCGACCAGGACGACGCGTTCGCGGCGGGCATCCTCCAGGCGGTCCAGGCGGTCAAGGGACGGTCCGGCTCGTCGGCCACGACGATCATGCTCCTCAATCAGTACATCCACAAGTTCACGGCGGGCTACCCCATTACGGCGCTTGCCGTGTCGCCCAACAGCCAGGGCGGCTATGACATTACCGCCAGCTACGGCGCGGGCACGATCGCGCGCGGCTTTAATATCACCGTCGCCAACGCCAACGCGTAGACCCAGCCGCCCGCGATTGGACACGCTAGAGGAGGACACCGGCCATGCAAATTATCGGGCGCTACCTGCGCGACTCCGAGATCGAGCCTGTCGGGCACGGCATGAGCGACAACAACCGCACCCTGTACGAGGCGTCGCTCTACACGCGCATCTTTGTCGGCGACCAGTTCATGGGCGCGTGGGAGACATATTCCGTCGACCAGAACACCGGCTCCGACCACGAGGGACAGGGCGGCAACGATTGGCAGGAAGCCAAGCCCGGCGATCGCTTCTGGACGTGGTCGTACACGCGGCGCCGCATCCGCGGCAAGACGCTGGAAGACAAGGTCTACGAGTTGTACAAGGGCGGCAAACTGGCCGACATCGACTTCCGCGTCCTGCCCTTCGACCTGACGTTTCATCAATTTTATCAAAGTCCGTCCGGCAACACGACCTATCAGGACGAGGCCGAGACGATCTTCGACTGCCACGTCCAGCAGTACATCGTCTCGCCCACGGACAAGAAGGGGTGGCGCGAGGAGCGCGTGTCCGGCTGGGCGCGTGGCCACCGCCGCTTCGGCCAGAACGTCACCGAGTTCCTGACCAACCCTGGCCTGCACACGACGCGGGCGACGGACGCCAACATCAAGCTTGTCAAACTGGGGGGCCAGTAGCCGATGACGATGGACGACGACGACAGGAATGAGACAGGGGACGACACGGGGGGGGACGGCGCAGCCAACCCCACGCCGTCCCCGGACGCGCTCGTGCCCGCGGCGACGTGGTTCGCGCGCACGCTGGCGCCCATCACACGGCCGGTGTCGTGGAACGGCCACACCAATGTCGTCACCTTCAAGATTCTGACGGGCGGCGAGGAGCGCGAGGTGACGCGCTACGCCCGACGCGACGCCGGTGGCGTCGAGACCTCACAGCAGTACATCGTATCCGCCACGCTGGCGCGTCTGGCCTATGCGCTGGTAGCGGTCGATGGCGACAACGTCGACGATTCCTGCAAGGATATTGATCAGCGCCTTGAAATGGTGGAGAACCTGTCCTCGCCCTGCATCGACGCGCTCATCGAGGCGTACAGTGATGCGCGCGGTGAACCGCTCGTCTACCTTGATGAGATGGAACGGGACGCCGCGTCTTTCGGGCACGCACGCGCGGAGAATGGTCCGTCATCCGCGCGTGCGGCCTCTGGCACGGACGCGGACTAACGCCCGAGGAGGCGGCCTTCGCGCGCTTCCACACCGCACAGGACGCCCTGGACCGTGAGGACCGTGATCGCGCCACCCAGCGCCACCTCGTGGCGGCGCTCTCCGTCGCGCTGCACAACCCTCAGAAGATCGGTGACCTGATGCGCCTGGATGAGCCTGTTGAACGGGACGTGGCTCCCGTGGAGCGCCGGGACGACCCGGCGCGGACGGCGCGCATCGCGGCGCAAGGAACGACGATCGGCGGCTTCTTCCGCGACCGGGGCATGGACGCCTTGATCGCGACGGGTTACGCCGACGCGCGGCGCGCCTTCGAGGCGGAGCACGGGAGCGCGGGAGGCGACGATGAGTAACGGGGGCGAGGGCGACGATGAGCGGCAATGATGGTGACGAGTACGTCCTCAAACTGCGCGCCGACGTGTCTGGGGCCAAGAGCGACCTGCGCGCGATCAATGCCGACATCGAGGCGCTGCGGACGAACTTCCAGAAGGCGTTCAACGCGCAGGTCGCGTCCCCCACGGCGCAAGCAAAGACGCCACAGGAGGCGCTGGAGCGCGCTAGTAATGACTTTAAGCCGGCCGACCTGCGCCAGGCGTCGCCCCAGGCGGCGACGATGCTCACGGAGATGCAGCGTCTCCAGCGGCAGGCCGAACGCCTGACCGTGCGGGCGGGGCTCCCCTCGGCGGCGGCCGGTGGCGGGGTCGGCGCGGGGACGCCGGGCAAGCCGGCCGAGATCACGGCCAACGATTCGTTCTTCGACCGGCTGGCGCGGTCCAACGTCAAGGCGGGCCTGAACCAACTGGTGATGCGGGCGGCGGGCGGGCGTGTCGACTCCGTGTCCAGTGTCCTGGGGCTCGTTAAGGGCGCGCTGGGCGAGATGGGGCCGCTGGGCCTCGCGGCCGGCGCGGCCGGCGGGGTAGCGCTTGCCGCCAGCGATCAACAGGCGACCATCCAGCGACAAATGGCGCTCCTGGCGTCCAGCCTCACGGGCGGCCCTAGTATGGGCAACCCGCTGGGGTTGGCATCAGATATTCGCCACCAGGGGCAGGCGTTTAACTATGGCCCCGATCAAGCGATGCGGATTGCGTCCGACCTTGCGCTGGCGGGCGTCGGCCGCGCCAATCTCGTGGGGTCGGTCGGCGCGACCGCGATGCTGGCGCGAAACGCGGGCGTTGATCCCAGCCAGATCACGCCGCTGACCAGCGCGCTGGCGGTACAAGGCGGCATGGGGCACGAGCAGATCAACAGCCTCTATCAGGATCTATCGAACCTCTCGGACGCGGCGGGCGGCAGCGGGCCGTCGCTTCTTCGGTTAGTCGACGGCCTCAAGACCTTGCAACAGCAGACGGGTGGGGCCGCGGTCAACGTGGCGGGCTTGGCGGCGGTCAGCAAGATGCTGGGGCCGGGCTACAACGCGGGGTCGGTCCTTTCGGGCGCGGTCGGCGCGTCGGGCACGAACCAGTTGCAGCAGGCGGCCGTGCTGGGCATGAGTCCCGACGCCTACGCCCGCGTGCAGAGCAAACCGGCCGAACTCAGCGACACTATTGGGCGTTTCGTGCGGCAGATCGCACCCAAAGGCGGCGTGGCGCAGGACGACATCGCCATTACGGCGCTGCGTACCCTGGGCCTCGTCGACTTCGATGGGCTGAATCCCGCTCAGCAGCGTGCCCTCGTTGACAAACAGCGCCAGGGGGGCGCCGTTGCGCAGGAACGCCGCTTGGCCGATCAGGCGCGCGGGCGGCATCGTACGGAGCAAGTGGCGTTGGCGGCGGCGGCAAAGGCAACCGAGCCGCAAACGAGTCCTCGCAACCGCGCTGGCGTTCTCCTTCAGAATGTCAGCGCCGACCTGACCAGCGGGCAGGCGAGCATCGACGTAGCGGCGGGTCTCGCGCCAGGCGCCGACCCCGTCACACGCATGCGCCTGATGGCCTTGCGCGTTGCGAAGCAGTACAGCATCCCCGGTGCGAGCTTTCAGGGGCAGGCCCTCCAGCAAGGCATCGGTCCGAACCCCGACGCCCTGCTGGCCCTGGCGCGTCAGGACAAGGCGCGCTATGGCAATGGACGCGGCGACTCATGGAACGGTATCATGGGCGGCGCGGGCTTCAACGGAGGCGATACGACGGGGTGGGCGGGCGCCAACACGCAGCCGCGCGACCTGCGTATCACGGTCGTCGTGCAAGACGCGAACGGGCGCGCGATGGGCAGCGCGCGCACAACAACAACCCTGACCCCGGAGCCGCGTCGCCTCAAGGGCTATCAAGGCCGCTAGCATCGCTATCAATGGAACAGACGCCGCCGCTCTTCATCGCTGATCGGAGTCGGAACCATCGGGCGCACTCTCTGCGATCCTGCGTTGATGGGTTGTACATCGCGCTGGCAATAGCGACACACAGACGCGGCCTCGGGGATGCGGCTTAGGCAATGGGGACATGACCGCGTCCACGCATCAGCCTGCCGGATCGTTTCGACATCGTCCAGTGGACGCAAGAGCGCCACGACAATAAACGCGAATATGCCGAATAGGATGCCGAGCACGAGCCACCCGCCAACGTCGCGATGCTTGTTCGACGCCACGATCGGCGCCCCCACGATCCCCAAGAACCACGCGATAGCGATGAACAGTGTCATGGCGCGCGTCCCCCTCTCTCGCGCACAAGCGTACCGAAAAAAGGGGAGCATGTCAACAAGCACAGAGGGGGCGCGTTTCTGGAACGCGCCCCCTCTCCTCACCAAACGGAGCCTCTCCCCGCCGTGCCGTGCCGCGCCGGACCTGGCCTGACCATGCCTGACCACGCCAGACCCTACCCCAACGCTAGCCCACCCAACCACCCACAATGCTAGCGCAGGGCAATACGCGTCAACCGGAACGCGCCGTGCCACCCGCCCGTCGAGGGGCGGTAGTCACCGACGCCGTGCATCTTGCCGGCCGTCTGGATGACCTTCTCAATGCTTGCCATATCGGTTAGCGACAGGTCCAAGACGTAGCGGCAGGTCATGAACCACGGCGGGTTGATCTCCGGCCGGCCGCGCTCGACGCCTGCCGTTCCCACGACGACGCGCTCCACGTTCACGCCGTAGTCGTCGATGGGCGTCCCGTTCTCATCGTGGAGAACAAACATGGTATGCATGGCGTCGAATTGCATCGCGCCTTTGAGAATGTAGCTGTAGCGATAGCGTTGCCCCGGCGCCGGGAAGCGCGCCGCCGCGTCGATCATGCTCTTGCGCATATGCGTTGCCGGTAGCGCAAGGTGGCCGTCCGCGTCACGGTAGACGTACTTGGGCGCCTCCTGCTCCGGCGTTGGCCGCTCCTTCTTCTTAACGATGCCCGTTTCCTGGCGCAAGTTGCCACGCCAATTGTGCATGAGAACCGACGATATGCCCTCGACCGTGAACTCCAGATCGCGCCACGCCTCGAACTCAACCTGTGGCTTCTCTACCAATGCCGTCACCATCGTGCGTTACTCCTTCTTAGAAATCCCCTAGCAAGCCAGACCTTACCCCACCTCACCCGACCATACCTAGCCTTCTACCTGACCATGCCTCGCCTGACCGAGTCCGTGCCCGCCCAACCACCCACATGCACGGTTACAGCACGCTATTTTTCTCCGCGATGGCGACGACCTCCTCTTCGTTAAACACTTGACCAACCGTGCTGTCCGCCGCCCCAGCGGCCATGCGGCCGGCGAGGCAATCGAAGAACCGCGCGTAGGCCGCGTTGGACCGCGTGCGATCGTAATAGGCGGTGCGTTGATAGAGAACCATGTCCCCTGTCATGTCACCCAGCGGGACCATGCCGACGCCGGGGATCATGAACCGCCAATCGCTCAGGAGGCACTGCGCCTTGCCCTGCGCGACCGACCGCACCTTCGTCTCGATGGCGATGGGGGCGTCAGGGTTCACCAGGACGGGCGCGCTGCCGGTCACAACGGACCTGCTCTGGCGCGTCTGATGCGCGACCTTGCGCCCCAGATAGATGAAGCCTTGCAGGGTGACCGTCCCGGCGATATCGGGCAGGATGCCCCGGTCCTGGCATGCCGCCAGCGTCCGGTCGGCCGCCTCCCGGTAGCCGATCTGGCCGCTCGCAAGGAGATCGCGCAAGTGGCGCATGGCCCACGCGGTCGCCGCTGATTGGGCGTCCGCGTCGTCCGGCGGAAGGGGGTTCAACATGTGGCCTGATCCTTTCTGATTCACTTACTGGGGCGTTGAGATGAACGTGAGTTGCGTCAGCGTGGTCGTGGCGCCGCCGACCGTGACGTTGTTCACGACGAACGCCTCGCTGCCGAAATAGCCGGTCTCATCGCGCCACCAGTACGGCTCGGCGTCCACCCGCTCCCCCGAATGAATCCAATCAAGCGGGTAACTCGTGGGGCGTGGCGTCTCCATTGTTGGCGTCATCATGATCCTCCTTCATGCATGGGCAGGGCATCGACCGTGACCCACACGAGCAGACTAACGGGGATGGTCGAGAAGGTGCGGGGCGTCATCACGGCGAACCCCCCATCTTGCCAGGGGCGGCCGTCAAGCGACGGCGGGAGGGGATCACTAAAATGGCAACTGAGGTCCTGCTGCGTGAAGTCGTGCGCGACCGGGGGTGTCCTAGGCATGCGTTCTCTCCTTTCAGGCGATACCGGGGGCGAGCGTGAGATGGCGTCGGGCATGAGGTGAGCGGCGGCGGGGCCGTGCGGTCGTGCGCCTGCCGCGCAGCAGGCGCAGCCGCGTCCTGTCCGCGTGATAGGCGCGACTCTCATGCGCCGCGTCCGTACACGCGCGCTGGAGCACGTCCTCGTGCGCGCTAACGATAAACGCGAGGAGCACGGCCGCTCCGGGCGAGTCGGGCGAGCCCGCGAGCGCCTCCGTCACGATCCGCGCGATGCTACCCTCTCTCCCGTTGACTTGGACGAACCGCCGCGCCTGATCCGCGGTAAAGAGCGGAGCGTGCTCGTTCATCGCTACACCTCCAACGTCGCGGCGAACTCGTAGTCGGACGCGTAGGCGGCGAGATGGTCCACGAAGCGCCGCAGGGCGGCGACGTATTCAACGTGGTCAATCGGCGTCGGGTCGTAGACGCCGCGCGCTAGGTGGACCGTGACCTGGCCCATGGGCGCGTCGTCGGCCGCCACGAGCGTCAGGGCGATGTCGTGGACGGGATCGACGCGATCGACATAGACGGGGTGCAGACGCGATAGATGCGTTGGACGAACACGGTGCAATTGTGCTACCATTGGGCGTACTCCTTAACCGGAGCCTGTCCGCCTCATCACTACTTTCCACGGGAGAGATGGGGTGGACATTTTACTAGGAAGGCTCACCGCCCACCTGATATGATTATAGTGCAATCGCACTAAGTTTGCAAGGGGGATGGTTGTGTCGCTGATCGTGCTTGATTGGGTGAGGGTGGACGGAAAACCCGAATTCATAACGCTCCGCGAGGCTGCCGAGCGTGCGGGGTATGCCTCCAAGAGCACGCTTCAGACAGCGGCACGTTATGGTGAATTGGAAACTCATAGGGTCGGCAATCAATACCTGACGACTCCAGAGTGGCTTGACTCCTACTTGCGAAAGGTGCGACGGGGTTCGTATCGTCGCGGACAAACGCGATCCGAAGGCGAGTCAGCGTAGTGACAACTGCCGTGCAAGACAAAACCGAATACATCACGCTAGCGCAAGCCGCTAAAGAGGCTGGCTATTCTAGCCCAAGCACGCTGTACGCTGCTGCTCGCACGAGTCCGCCTCGACTAAAGACACGACCCTTTGGTCCGCGCGCCACCATGACAACGCGCGCGTGGCTCCAAGAATACCTTACGGGACTCAAAGAGAGCATGTCGCACCGTGGTGAGCGTCGTCCTGACGACGACGACGCGGACGACGCGTAGAGACCGCTCCCCCACCTGCCTTATTGCTCTCCGTGTTCCTTCTGGTCTACACTGTGAAGACGGGACGCCTTGCAGCCCACCCGCGTCACCCGCGCGTCCCCCGGAAGGAGACGACCATGTTGGAGCACGAACGCGCCTATTTCGATGCGCATTTATCGGAGTGGTTACAGCACTATCCCCAACGCTTTGTTCTCGTCAAGGGCGAGGAGTTAATCGGGACGTTCGACACGCAGGACGACGCCCTACGTGAGGGCGCCCGCCGCTTTGGCCTCGCGCCCTTCCTTATTCGCCGCGTGGAAATGCAGCGGCCGGTGGCCGAGATACCCGCGCTCACTCTGGGGCTACTCCGTGCCGATTCTGCACGTTCGGCCTGACACCAGCGGGCAGATGCCCGATGGGACGCCCGTGCAGCTACCGCCGCCTGTCGCGTTCCAGATGCGCGGGCCGTGCCTCCAGGTGACGATCAATCTGAGCGCGAGCGTTGCGGCCCAATTGGTGCAGCAGGGCGTGGCTGTCCCCGCGCCCATGTCGGGGACGGCGCTGATCGACACAGGGGCGTCGTTAACCTGTATTGATGACGTGGCGGCGCAACGTCTGGGGTTGTCGGTGATCGATGTCGTCAGCATCGCGTCCGCGTCGCACGCGTCCACGCAGCAGAACGTCTATGCGACGCTCATCGAGATCACGGGGACGGCCATCAGCATCAACGCCGACCGCGCGATCGGGGCCGCGCTACATGCCCAAGGACTCATCGCCCTAATCGGCCGTGATGTCCTGATGATGACGACGATCTTCTATAACGGGGTTACCGGCGAGTTTACCTTATCCGTCTAGGGAGGGGGTCATCATGCGCGTGTCCTGTTCTACGAAGGCGCTGTGACATGGCTGTGAAAGAGCAAGCGCGGCGCGCGGCCCTGGAAGAGATCAAGGGCCTCGCGCGGGAGTTACAGACAGCGACATCGGCCCGCCAACGGTACGAGATTAGCCAAAAGATGAACAATCTCTCCAAGCATGCGCAGGCGGATATCGTCAGGCTTGAAGAGGTGCGTCCATGGCGCGATGAGCAACGCTGGCGATTATCGAACTTCTATGGGACCTATGATCATCGGATGGACATCTTTTATCTCTACGCCCCGCCGCTGGACCCAGCGACATGCATATACGCGCGATTGGGGGATTGCCTCGCTCTCATATCTAGCGATACGCATGAACTTGTTGGCTATCAGATAGACAACTTTCGTTCGGTCTGGCTCACGGCGCATCCAGAAGTACAAGCGCAAGCCCAAACGGCCGCGCGCCCTCTGGCGCATCCATCGTTGCGGGGTTTTGGTGGCGCGTGGGCGGATCTCATACGGACGGTCATGAATAGCCTCATCCGTGAATCACAGGGTATATCCCCACCCATGCAACTATCACGGTAGCCCGCGCCCCTGCCGACGTTCAGGCCCATTTAGCGCGCTAGATGGGCCTTTGCCTATCCTTCGGGCCTTCTTTCATCCCCTCTCTGACCCGCTACGCCATCCGGCGCGGCGGGTTTTGTGTTGCCCGCCGTGTCGTGTGAGGTGGAATATGGTGACACATCCGACCTATCACCCCAGCCATCACGCGCATCAACCGACGCCCCAGGATATCATCGACGAGGTGAAGGCGCACGGCTACCAACGCCTGACGCTGGACGGCCTAGAGTTCTGGATGAACCCCGAGTCGTTCAGCGACACGCAGGAGCAGCTGCGCGTCGTGGCCCAAACGGCGGCGGGCTACGGCGACTACGACTACGGCGCCAAGCCGGCCGAGATCGTCATCTCCGGCACGACCGGCAACGCGGGCGTCGAGGGGCCGGGCGGCATCCGGCAGATGGAGCGGTTCCGGCCGCGCATCGGCCGCGTCTCGCGCATCTTGCAGCTGCGCTACCCTATCGAGGGGAATGGCACGCGCTACCTCAAAGTTGATTTGTTCCGGCGGTCGCGCGAGGTGTCAGGCAACAACAAGTTGTGGGTGCGCTACGAGATCCGGGCGCGTGAGTTCCCGCTGCACGAGTACGCCGTGGCGCACAACGTGACCGGGCGCGTTGGATCAACCCCGTTTCCGATCGGGGGTTGACCCGCGTAGCCCGCTAAAGGGGATGGTATGGCGACGACGACGCAACTGTATACGTGGCAGGCGGGCGACCAAATATGGACGGTCGCAGCGCGCTTCCTAGCGGCCAGCGGCTACCCCGATGTCTCGACCTTCGTGGGCGACAGCGAGAACCCGGTGGACGGTATCCGCTACTACAATCAGGCGCTGACGCTGCCCGACGGCACGACGACGAACGTGGTCGATTGGCTACGTATCCCGGCCGGGACGCGCATCGTCATTCCCTCCATCACCTAACGGACGGTTAACGCAAGGGGTGGCGTCGTGGGGATTTGGTCGCACACTCCGCAGTACCGTTTGATTGTCCGGCAAAAAGGCGCTGAGTGGTCATTGCAGAGCGCGCAGGCCACGGTCGTCACGGCCCCCGATCAGGTCGGGACGGCCACGTTCGTCGTGGCCGATTACACCGGCTTCATTCGCGAGACGATCAAGCCGCGCGCCCGTAACCTCGTGGAGTTGTGGTCCAACAATCGCTTCGGGCAAACGGGGCGCTGCTGGACGGGCTACATCAACGAGCGCGGGGTATCGCTCGATCCACAGAGCGGCGACAATGTGACACTGCGCTGCACATCGCCCGTGGCGCTGTTCGAGCAGACGCACCAGACGCCCGGACTGGCGGCGACGGTCGCGTTGCAATACGCCGCAAACGTGACGGGCTCACAAATCCTCCGGCTCGCGGCCAAGGCCAGCGGGTATCCGTCCAGCATGATCCACGTTCACCCGTTGGCCGACAGCGGCTCGGGCTACCAAAATATCAACGGTGCGGTGTTCACCTCGCCTGACCTTCAGCCGTGGGCGGCGGTTGTTTCGGCGATTCAACGTAATTCCGGGATCGAGTGGTTTTTTGATGAGGCGGGCGCGTGCATCTGGCGGCAGGTCAACTTCGTCGAGCCGTGGTTTCCCGTCGGCCGCAATGAGCCGCGCACGATCAGCGCGGACGACATTCTGGGCGCGGACTTCATGGAGGGCGATGAGGGTGTCGTCACGCGCGTCGAGGTGCGCTACTTCGCCAACGCGGGGCTGACGGGCGACACGGCGGGCCATTGGACTGGCCCCGCCTCGATGGAGAAGCAACTCGGTGTGCGTCAGTTTGTTGTTTATGAACCGTATATCCTCTCCAAGGCGCAGGCGGCGTATGTTGCGGAGGTGTTAGGGCTTCAATATGGCGCGGGAGCCGCGACCGCGAGCGTGCTCATCCCGGCCGACCCGCTGATAACAGTCGGCAGCCTCGTCCAGTTGCCCCTTATCGGTACGCATGACCAGGCGGTGTACTACGTCAGCAGCGTCCATTACATGCTGGAGTGGGGCGGCGGCTGGAACATGCTCTTGACCCTCGCGTATGGTCGCTCCCCAACCGAGTCATTCCCCTACATCGGCAGCGCGCCATTTCCCGTGCTCGGCCGCTTGAACGCGCCGACAACACTACAGGGGAAGGTTTTTGAGGGGGCGTTCGATGTCACGGCACGGACAATTATTGTCGATCGCACACTGGACCCCAACACCGCTATCACGACCCTGTACCCGCCAAACTCAACCATTCAGGTCTATGTGGCGGGCCGGGGCGGCGGCGCGCTCATCGGCGCATCGACCAGTGGCGAGTTTACAACGTCCTTCGGGACCAAGGGGTTCGACGACATCACGATCACCCTCTCGTCGAATTCCATCGGCGGCGGGCAGAGTGCGACAAAGGGGTATGTGACCCTGCTTGCCGTGGGACAGGCAAAACCCGCGTACTCAGCCGACACGACCGCCCCCGCCACCACGACCTCCCCTATCGTCGATACGGCCCCGTCCGGCCAGGCCACCGACCTCCAGTTGGCGCGCTGGGCCAAAGCGGCGGGCATCCCGCCCGACCAACAAGCCATCTCCGTCGCCATCGCCATCGCAGAGTCGGGAAAAGTGATCGCCGCCCGGAACGCCACGTCGGGCGCGGCGGGTCTGTGGCAAATCCTGCCCAGCGCCCACCCAACCTACGACGTGGCGCGCCTGTTGAGCGACGGGCCGTACAACGCGCAAGCCATGGCGGCTATCTACAAGGACACGCTGACCAGGAACGGTACGCAGTGGACCGACTGGGTCACGTACACGTCGGGGGCCTATCTGGGGTACATGGCCGAGGCGAAGGCGGCGGTGGCGCAGGCCACCGGCAACGCCACGACGGGAGCGGGACCGACCCCGCCAGACAGCACGGGCGGTTCGCCCACGGGCGGGACGCCGCCCGTCTCGTCCGGCAAGCCTGGCTCCTTCGCGGAGATGGCGCTGGAGACGGCCTTTACGCTGCACAAGATGCCCTATAGCAGCGGCGACGCGGGTCCGGATCGCGCCGATTGCTCGGGCCTCGTGGCGTTTGCGTTCTATTCGTTGGGGATGGGACATCTCATCGCGGGAACGTGGGCGACCGGCCAGCACTCTGACGTGGGGCCGGAAGGGGTGTACGACTTCTTCCTCGCGCACGGCGCCACGAAATGCCACCCGTCCGAGGCGGTGCGCGGCGACCTCTTATTTATCGCCGACGTACCGACGCAACCGGCCGGGTCCGGGTTGGTGTTTGCCAACAGTCAGCGCGGTTTCATTCATGTCGGGTGGTGCTGGGGACCGAACCAGAACTATGGCGCCGATGGGCCAACGGGAGCGTTTCCCTACGTCGCCGCCACCGACACGTTTCATAACGGCCCCTATGGGTTCAGTCGCGCCCTCCGCATGGGCGCCGTCACACTAACGGGGTGCATGACGGGGTGACGCAGCGGTGTCAGGAAAGGGAGGAGCGGCGTATGCGTCCGATGCAGCAGCAGCCGCTCCCCGCCCCTCGGCGGGCGCAGGTCCTTGGCGTCGGGAACGATGGGTCGCTCATCGTGCGCTACGGCGACAGTTTCCAGGGCGGCGCGCCGTTCCCCGCGCCACGCATGGGCAGCACGCAATCCGGCTTCCAAACCGTTCCGGTCAAGGACGCTAACATGCTCGTGCTGGCCGAAGGGTACGGCCATGGCCTCCCGGTCGGCGGTATCTCGGTCGGCGACGCGCTGCCGTTCCTTGAGGGGAAGCATCCCCACCTCAAACCGGGGGAAAGTTGCATCTTTGGCCCCGACGGGTCGATCCTCTCGTACCTTAGAGCATCGGGGCCAATTGTCCTCTATCAGAACCATGATGGATCGGTGGCGCTTACGATTGACCCCGTGACGGGCGTCGTGGCGCTGACCCACCCCGCAGGCGGGGGCTTCAAGGACAACGGGACCACGATCGCGGCGCCCTAAAGAGCGTGAGGAGCAGGCATGGCGACGATGGTTCCTCCGACGCCCACGAACGACATCGCGCTGGCCTACGGACCGCCCCCGGCGGGCAGCGGCGTCGTGGGGACGGTCGGGTTCGCGCTCGACCACGGCGGGCAGGCGCGCACGGTGGCCGACGCCGACCGCGCTATCCAGGACGCCCGCCTGTTTCTGACCCTGCCGCAAGGGGCGTGGTTCGCGGACCCGGCCGACGGCAACGCGCTGTACGGCGCCGTGGGCCTGCCCTCCACGCCGGGGACGCCGCTGGCGACACACGCGGGCGACATGCTGCAACAGGCCGAGGCGGCGTTCCTGCAACGCCAGATCGGGGAGGTGGCGTCGGGCTACCTCGGTCTCGGCGCACAGGTTCAGAGCCTCACGCTCAACAGCGCCGCGTTGACGCCAGCGGGGATTATCGACCTAGGCGTCACGGCCACGACGGCGACCGGCGCCACGGCCGGGGCGGACGCGCTCTTTAGCGGTGGCGGGAACGGCGGGAATGGGGGCGGCTAATTGAGTCTCAACGACGCCTACGCGCGCTTCACGGGACGGCTTGGCCCCAACGCGCCGACCATGGCCTTGAACCCCGAAGCGGTGCTCATGCGCGTCGCCAAGGCGCTCCTAGCCGAGGCCGAGGATGTGCGCGCCAAGGCGGCGGCGATCACGCCCGCGCTCCATGTCGATACGGCGCAGGGCAACGACCTCATCCAACTGGCGGCCGATAAGGGCGTCCCCGTCGGGACGGGCCACGCTGCGTCCGCGACCGGCGTCTTTACGGTCCAGACGGCGGCGGCCACGGCGCAACTCATCCAGGCGGGCACGGTCATCTTTATCCCGGCCACCAGTACGGGCGTCGCCCCAGTCCTCTATCAGAGCCTCACCGACGTGGTGCTGTCGGCCGGCGCCACGTCGTCGCCCGCCGTGACCGTGACCTGCACCCAACTGGGCACGATCGGCAACGCCGCCGCGCCCGCGATCACGCAGACGCGCGACCTGCCGGGCGTCGGGTTCACGCAGCAGACCGACGCCGTGGGGGGTATCAACCCCGACACAGACGACCAGATTCGCGCCGCCATCCGGGCGGCGCTGGCGATCCACGGCGGCACGGCGGCGGTCGAGACGGCCATCCTGGCCGTTTCCGGCGTCTACGACGCGCAGGCGTTCGATCCGCAGGACGGTACGGGCAAGGTCAATTATCTATGGTCCGACGCCTTGGGCTTACAAGCGCAAATAGGCCTGGCGGCGGCGGTGCAGGCAGCGGCGCTGGGCGCGGTCGATCTGACGACGATCCTCCAGAGCGGGACGTTCACCGTCGTCGCGCTGACCGACGTGGAGGTGAGCTACCGCGCGCCGGCCGCCGTCGTCTCGGCGTCCATCGAACCAACGATTATCGCCGCCGTCGCGGCCTACGTGCAGGGCGACGGCGTGACGCCACGCTCCGGCCTGATCCACGGGCAACCCGTTGATTCGTCGGGCGCGTTTATGGAGGCGCAGGAGGCGACCGGCTACGTCGTCACGTCGCTCACGATCACGGCCACGACGCCCGCCGCGACCGCACCCACGCCGACGACGCTGTACCGCCTGACGGGCAACCCGTCGTCGGTGATCCACCTGACGCGCCTCCCGTAGGCTACTGGCCGCGCCTGCCCTATCTATGGTCGTCGTGTCTCGTGAGAGGTGGTCTCAATGCTACGGTTCGCTTCGCTCTTTGGCGCGGACTACAATGCGGCCGGTTTGACGCACAGCTACCTCGACTACGCCGTGACCGTCTCACCGGACGGCCACCCGCGCATCGTGCCCGCCCGGACCATCACGACGACCGTGACCGAGACGGGCGCGCAAGCCGTCGGGGGCACACCCCCGGCCGGGACACCCGCGATCACGCGCGGCAACAGCTACGGGGTTGGGGCGAACGCATGGGCCGCTTACGCGGGCCTCTACGCGCTGACCGGACAGGCGGGCGACACGCTCACCTTCACCACGACCGCGCTGCAAATTATCGTCACCTTCGCCGGGATGATGACGATGGGCGCGGGACTCGGGATGGGCGCGGGCGCCACGCTCGGCGGCATCAAGAACGGCGCGAAGGCCACCATCAGCGTCGATGGGGCGGTTCTCTACGCGGTTGACACCTACAACACAATCGCGTCCGAGGCCGTTTTTCTGGACGGCCTGTCGCACACGGTGACGATCACGCACACGGGCAACTATAACAGCGCCGTGTCGCCCATCGGTCCTATCACGCCCGTCGGCGGGACGGCCAACACGGTCAGTCAGGCGCTTGTCCTGACGGCCGTGGCGCGGCCGACGTTCGCGGCGGCGCGCTGGCGCTTTCAGGCGACCGACGCGACGCATTACACCGTCACGCGCATCGACGGGAGCGGGACACCCTATGGGACGCTGACGGCACTCACGACGGGCACGCATTATAGCGGGATCGTCCCAGGCGTCGATGTGTTCCTGCCCGTCACGATCATCCTCGCGGCGGGTGACACGGCCACGGCGACAACCGACCCCGCCGTCATCGCTATCGAGAGCATCGCGTTTGGAAGCGGGTCGGGCGCGGGCCAGAGCGGGTACACATCGGCCGTCTACGACCTGGGCACGAGCGCCATGCGCCCATACCTCCTGGAGTGGCGGCAGGACGCGCTCGGCGCGGTCACGGGCGTCACGGTGGACGTGGGGCCGACGCCCACGCCAGACGCCGCGTGGACCTACGGCCTCGCTCCGGCGCTGGGGGGCTACACGACCGCCGATGGGGCGTCCTACGGCACGGCGGGCCTCTACGCCGCCGTCACGCGCCCGTGGCGCTACCTGCGCTACACCTTCGCCTTCGGCGGCGTGACGACGATGCAGCCGTGGATCGGCGATGTTCTGCTGTACGCGTGGGACCCTATCCGTGACCGCATCCCCGCGCGTCTGGCTCTGGGGCAGGGCTATGTCTTGGACGATCCGACAGCGGCGTACCTAGCGGCGTTCGCAGCCGAATACGCCGACCTTGACGCCCTTCTCGATGGGGCGCGGGCGGGGGCCAGCATCAGTGGGGCAACCGACGCGGCGCTGGCGGGGCACCTGGCCGACCTGGGCCTGGCGCGCGTCACGGGCGAGCAACCCGTGACGGCGCGGGCGCGGGCGCGGGCCGTGACCAGTAATTCCGTGGGCGCGCTTTCGCTGCCCACGGTCACGGAAGAGATCGCTCTGCTGGTTATGGGACAACCGGCCCCCGTCACGATCATGGGCGCGCCGGGGAGCATGCAAGCGACGTGCGGCGGGGTCGTCGTGACGCAGAATGGGGCCTACCGCTACACCGTGACGATCCCCGGCGCGCCCTATGCGGGCCTGCCCGGCATCCCCGTCGGGTTACCCACGACCCCCGGCAGCGCGCAATACCTCATCGCGCAACATGTGACGACGACCCTGCGCCCGGTCGGATCAGTCCCGACGATCACCTTCCTGTAGTCCGTTCCCTCGCTTGCCCGTAGCCAAAGGACACACGCTATGACCCAGTTCGCCGATCAGGGGTCGGGGGGATCGCCCGCGGGCACGCCCGTCGATGCCGCGCACTTCAACGCGCTCGTCGTGGCGGCGGGGCACATCCAGGCCGGGACGATCCCCACCTCGTACTCCGGCACGAGCCTGACGATCACGGTTCCGGCGCTCACCGCCATCGTACCGACGGGGACCGAGGCCGCGCTCTCGGTCGCGATGGCCGCGACGACACTGACCGTGGCGGCCAGCATGGACACCTACGTCGATCTTGCGGCGGGGGGCGCGTACACCCAAACGGTGGTGGCGACGGGGACGACGCCGCCGGCCGTCGCCGCCACCAGCACGCGCCTATATAAGGTCATGGCGAACGCGACCGGCGTGACGGCCATCGTCGGCGGCACGCCCCCCTTTGCCACCGCGGCCCCCGTCTCCGGCGCGATGGTGCAAACAGGGACGGCGAACGGCGTGGCGGGCCTGGACAGCGGGGCGCGTTTGCCCGTGGGGCAGTTGCCGACGAACATCACGGTCGGCGGCAAACTCACGCTTCCCACGACCAACTACAGCAACGTGGCCGGTGGTGGCGGTGTGGTCGCTGTCGGCGCGGCCCTGTCGGGCAACGTGCCGGTTAATAACGGCATCGCCAACGGCACGACGTGGCAGATCAACACGACGGCCGCGACAGCGGGATCAACCGTCGTTGTGACGCCCGCCTGCGGCGCCATCACCAATATGGCTTTCGTCGTCCAGTCCAACCCCGGCGGCGGCAGTTTCAACGTCATGCTCAACACGACGAACGGCGCGGCGTTGAACGCGGCCGGCGCGTTCTATTGGGCCATCGTCAGCTCTCTCTAGCTTGTCTACCCGCCCGTCGTCCGAAGGAGCATCCCTATGTCCACCACCCCAACCCCAACCCCACCGTCCCCGCCGCCGTTCGGTCCCGGCGACGACACGCGCGGCGAACGCGAGCCGGGCACCAACGACCTGCTCGTCTCGGCCACGATGCGCTACGGTGGCCTGGCCCCCGACGCGCCCCTCATCAAGCATCGTGTCCCCGCGTTCCATGCGCTTCTCTACCACAAAGCGTGTGCTGTCCTTAAGGTAGAGGATCTCGTTGACTACAACGCCGCGACCAATCCCAACCCCGTTCCAACCGACGCCGACGTGGCGCGCCTCGTGGGCCTCATCCAGACAATCGAGACGTGTATCACACCAGATAAGCCACCGACGCCGCCCACGGTCGTGACGGCTCCCGCGTTCAATCTATCCTGAGAGGAGGCCAGCCCATGACCCTCTACGCCGCCTCTCAGTTCGGCATATCCGTCGTGGACGACGCGATACGCAAGATACAGAGCACGACCAGTCAGGGCACTGGCATCGCCGACCTGCCGAGATCGCAGGTTGCGTTTTAGGAGAGCCTATGTCTGTCATACCGAACGACCCCATCGTTGACCAAAAGGCCGCAATGCCCCAGAACGACAACGCTGCCGACGACGCCGAGGATACGCAAGAGCGCGACCGTGACCGTGACCGTGTCCCCTACGTGGGTGCTGATGTGCTGTACCACCTCCCACCGCGCTGTCGTCATGAGGGCGATCTCCGGCCAGCCAAAGTCGTGCGCGTTTGGTCCGCAGGCATAGTGCAACTTGTCGTGTTTACAGATGGCCTGAACGACGGACTTGATCTAGTCCACTCGGCGTCATCAGTCACCAAAGGTAGATGGGCGGGGCAGTGGGAATGGCCGCTGTGTAACGAGGTGATTCCAAAGCAATCTGGCCTCACGGCGATCGTGGCGGCAAGGACACGACCTGAGAGCAAACGTTCTGCCGCCTCGTGTCGCCCTGGGCATAGGCGCGTAGCGCCCGCACGCTGATCGCTTAGCGTCCATGGGAGATTCTATGTCTACACAACCACAACCACAACAACCGTCGTATCGAGACCCAAGCGTGCAGGAAACAGATAGTCACTTCGACACGGTCTACGACCTTGTACAACAAGCGTGCGTGGACTATGCCAAAGCTGAGAGCATGGCTGACCCCATGGATAAGGGGAACATGCAGGAGGGCATCGTCGCGACGGGGGCTGTCGCTATCGTGGCGTACTACGAAAAGCATCTCACGGACCCTAGCGGTTAGCCGCTAGGGTAAAGGGGCGTCTGCGCTAGATCATCGGCGGCATGACTTTGTCGTTCACTTTCTCAGCCTTGATCATCGGCAAATAGCCGACGCCCCTCCCGATACCGCCGCTGCCGTTCGGCCCTGGCGTCACGACAATCACAACAGATCCAAGCCTTTTGTTTTAGGGAGGGGCGCGCATGGTCCTCTACGCCGCATCCCAATATGGCACGTCGTTCGTGGACGACGGTATCCGCGCCTCACAGCGCATGACGGGCCAGAGTTCGGGCCTGGTCGGCCTCACGCCTGCCGAGGAGCCAACCCACAGCTACGACATCCGTGTCTGGCCCGACGGCCACGCGCGCGCCATCGAGGCCAAGCCGTTCTTTGTACGCCAGTTCGACCCCATCACAGCTAGTCCGCGCGTGCGCCTGCGCCGCGTCCCCTGCTCTGAGGCGCAAGAGGAGGCGGTGTGGAACGAGTTGCTCAGACATGTGGGCCAGTTGTACGACTTTGCGGGCGTGGCGCTCCTGGGCGCTGACCTCGTGCTGCGGCATCCCTGGAGCATCAACAAGACGACGCACCGCGTGTTCTGCTCGGCGATCTGCATGATGGCTTGGCGCGCGGCGGGCGTGCCCATTCTGGGCACGACGCCGCCGGACATGGTGTGCCCCGCGCTGCACGAGTTCGGGCAGGACGCGGAGGGCTGGCCGGTCGAGGCGCGGTCCATCCCGCGCCTGCTGGCTGACGCCGCGCGGGGTGTGGCCGTCCCGGTGTAGGCCTGCCCACGCCCACTCCATGTCCCTTACGCCGTCCCCATCGAGCCGTCCTAACGCCCACGTAGAGAGGACGATAGGCCATGATAAACGAGCCCGTTCAAGGACAACAGACGGCGCCCGTCCCCGAGGAAGTGGGCGTCAAACTGCGGCTGACCGACTTGATCGCCAACTTTCGCGCCTTCGTGGCGGAGGCGCGACGGGAATATGAGCGCATCGAGGAGAAAGCGGCCGCCGCGCTCGTGGCGCACTGTCTCGAAGTCGCGCAATGGCGCGACGGGCACGTCAAAACTCACGAGGACATCCAGAAGACCTTTGTCTATCTACACGGCCTGTCCAAGGAGGAGCAAGCGCGGGTCGAAACGTCGCTGACGGGTATCCGGCAGGCGGATAAGGCCGACCTCCGGGAGGCGATGGAGACCCACCAGCGTGAACACGCCCGCCAGCGCGAGGCGGACATGCTGGCAGACGGAAAGATGGATACGCGCCTGGAGAGCATGAACGGCTACAGCCGCACCTTCCGCGAGATGCAGCAGTTGAGCGTGACGCGCGACCAACTCGACGATAAGGTTAACAGCGTCATGACGAAGGTGGACACCGCGAACAGCGCGAACGGGCAGGGTGTCACGCGCGTGGAAGCCGCGCTCAACGCGCAGGTGCAACGCCTGGAGGCGGCGCTGGTCGATCTCCAGACGAGCCGCGCGCAACAGATCGGACGCAGCACCGCGCTCTCCGGCATGATCGGCGTCGCGACCTTCGTGATTAGCCTCCTGGTTGGGATCGGGCTCCATTTTATCAAGTAAGCAGTGCTATTGATTAGCACTGCGCCTTATGAGGTGGTAGCAGCTATAACAGTAACCTTTCGCCTCATGATGGTGTTCCGTGCGGCCACAAGAGACGCAGGCATCGTACCGGCGTGACCATGGGCGCGGCTGGGCCATCATCTCGTGGACGTGCAGGCGCTTATGTTGACTGGCGGAAAGGACCACAAGGTTGGAGGGGTCATTATTCGTAACGTTACGATCTTTGTGGTGGACGTGCTCGGTGGGCAAAAGTGGTCGGCCCAACACCTGTTCCATCACGAGGCGATGCTCACCGACGCGCTTTCCGGGTGACACATACACACCAATATAACCCTCTGTTTCGACAACCGTACCGCCCTTCCATGTGGGGCTGTCAGGGCCGAGAAGGGTACGACGGCACAGACCCCGACAAGCCACGGAGCAGAAGCGTCCGCGCCCCTGCTTGAGGCTACTGGGATAGACAAAAAACGCGGTTCCACATATCTCGCACGTGGCATTGGGGGTGTGCTTGGTATCATTGAGGCGCATTGGTGACTCCTATCACTGTGCCATTGGAGCGGGCCGTTAGAGCGGTCGCGCTCCTTTTATTTTACCACGGAGGTTTACCCTTCAGGGGCGGGAGCCCAGGCGCTGTAGCCCTGGGAGGAAGCCCTCTACTTTAGCGGCTTTAGCCCACATAAACTGTGAGCACGGGACGCTTGAATGTGGTAAAATGAAGGTGCGCGTCAAGGCACACCTTCGGGTGAAACGGTTTAAGCGCACGGGCGAGAGGAGACCTCCTCACAGCCTTTTTGTTGGGGTAACTCCCAACGGGCCGGTCCAGAGCAGCGTCCCCTGCCCGCACACGCGGGGCAAGGACGGAAGTCTCCGCAAGGGGGCGACTGGACATCAGATCACCCGGCCCCGTCGCCCTGCGCGACGCACGTTGGTTCGCCAGCGTGGAAGCCCTGCCCGTCTCCTTGATGGGTGAGGGCAAGCCCATCCGCTTTAGCGGTGGGTAGGTGACTTTCCCCCTACGTCCACTTCATTCACTAATCCTCTACCCGGCCACCGCTGACCCCACGCCCCGACCGCTAGCATGCGCCCCGCCGCGCATCTCACCGCTCCACCAGAGGAGGTCCGCCATGCCGCGCGCGTCCGTTCGTCGCCTCTCGCTCGCCGCCCTCTGGCGCGTCCTCCTCGTGCTGGCGCTCATCGCCGCGTCGTTCGCGGCCGGACGCGTCAGCGCGCCCACCGGCCCCTCGGCTCCCGTCACAACGGCTCCCACGACCTTTCCCGCGCCGCTGCTCACCCCGGCGTTCGGTCCCGCGTTCACGGGACACTACCCCGACCTCATGGGCGGCGGCGCGTACACGCCGGACATCGCGCCGGTGGCGGTGACGACGACGCAAAGCCTGGGGACGGTTCCCCCCAGTCTGCTGGGCGTCAATGTCGTGCCGCAGTACGACCCCAATATCCTGGATAGCGCGACGACCTCCGCGATGAGCCAGGCGGGCATCAAGGTTTTCCGCTGGCCGGGCGGCTTCCCCGGCTTGATCTACCACTGGCAGGCGAACTGCTGGACGAACAAAGACAACACTCCGACGCGCTGCGCCGACACGGGCATGCCCAATGAGTATGGCGCCGATAACCCACAGAACACGCTCGACGCCCAACCGTTTTCGTCGTTTATGAGCATGGTCAAAGCAGCCGGGGGTAAGGCTGTTATTGAAGTCAATACCCTGAATAACTACACGGGCCAGTCGTCGATGCTCAACACCGCCACGCCTCACACGGGCCTGTGGGACGCCCAACTTCTCAACGATGGCGCGGCCGTGTGGCAACCCGCGACCGGGGTCGTCAGCGGCACGACATACGTCACGTCTGTCTGGGCCAGGGGGACAACAGGGGGGACGGCTCGCCTACGTCTCTACGAAAACGATACCAATAACGCTATCCTTGGAGATCAGACGTTTACCCTCACCTCGTCCTGGCAGCAATACAGCATAACGGCGCTTGCTGGAGCCAACGGTTTGCGTCCGAATATCGCGGCCATCGGAAATGGAGGTGTCTTTATTGACGACGCCGCCGTCACCGCCCAGGGGTCCTCGTCAAACCTTCTGACCAACCCTGGCTTTGACGCCACGTCCAGTCGGACGGGCAAGGTCGGAACGTTCGACGGGTGGAACCAGTTCGGCGGCAACTCCAACGCCGATCCCCAGGAAACCGCCGGGTGGGTCACGCACGAGATCCAGAACGGCGACGCGCCCTACATCCTGAACTTTGGCCTTGGCAACGAGGACTACAACCAGAGCGGCAGCCATAGCGCCGCGTACCCGTCCATCGCCCACACCCTCGCCCAGGCCATGCAGGCGGCCGCGACGGCCCAGAACACGACCATCCACATCGCAGTGGACGCGTGGGACGCCGTGAACTACTTCGAGGGCGGCGCGGGCGACACGTACACGGTCAACGCCCTGAGCGCGACGTGCGGCGATGCCATGGTCGATACGATGGACAACCACTTTTACACGGGCGCGAGCCTGGACAGCAACCTGCTGCGCACCAATCCGACCGAGGAGGTCTGGCGCGCGTCCGTGTACGACATGCCGGGGCGCGTCGCCAAACTCAAGGCCAATATCACATCCGCGTGTCCCGCCAAGTCCGCGACCATGGGCATCGTCTCGGGTGAGTTCAACTCCGATGGCAGCCACGGCGAGGCGCCGCAAAACAGCAGTCTCGTCAACGCACTGTTCACGGCCGACAATATTAGCTCGCTAGCGACGCACGGCGTCAGCAGCGTCATGTTTTTCGACCAGCACGACGGCACGCGCTACAATCAGCCGACCACCGGCAACTTTGGCAACGGTCTCTACGGCGCGGGCACAACCACGGGGTCGTGGGGAATGCTCTCGCTCACGCCCGGCTACAATGGCGAGGGCTTTGGCGCGACGGGACCGACTATTCCCGGTGCAAACTATGCCTATCCCGCCTACCACGCCTACAGCCTGCTTAACAATGTGTACGGCGCGGGCGGCACGATGGTCGCGGCCTCCAACCCGGCCTCCGCGCTCTCGTCCTATGCCACGACGGCGGCCGACGGCTCCGTCCGCGCGCTCCTGGTCAACCGCTCGTCGTCCGTGACATTCACCGTGCCCCTCGCGGTCGCGGGCGCCAATGGGACGCCGTTCACGGGCAACGGATACATGCAAACGCGCGTGTACGGGCCCGCGCAATCGGCGGCGGGACCGGCGCCGGTCGGGACAAGCGCCGCCGCGCCCGTCTCCACGACCACCCCCTACAGCGGTCAGCCCGTCGTCACGCTCCCGGCCTACACGATAGCGGCGGTGACACTGTACCCGGCAAGCGCCGCCGTCCCCGCCACCAGCACGCCCGTCGTGCCCACCGCAACCCCGATCCAATCCAGTACGCCCACGCCCGGCCCCACCGTCGGGAACGCGGCGACCGCGCCCCAGGCCCCGCTCAGTGGCCTCTACAACGCGGTTGGCATCGTTGCGGACGGAACGACCTTCACGGGCGCGTCGGCCGTGGACGGCTGCTGCGCCAACTACAGCAGCAACGCGCTGACGGCGGCGGGCTTCACCCTCGGCGGCACGTTTAGCTATGGCGGCGCGACCTTCACGACCCCACCCACGACGGGCAACAACGCGCTGACCTTTGCAGGCCAGACGGTCTCCTTCGGCGGCTATGTCGCCGGCGCGCGTCTCTCGCTGCTGGGGTTCGCCACGGGCGGCGATAAAACAGACACGGTGACGCTCCACTACGCGGACGGCACGAGCGCCCCCGCAACGCTGACGATCCCCGACTGGACCTCGACCACGGCCCCGCCCACGGGCGTCTCCGTGGCGGTCCAGACAACGTACCGCGTCTCCACGAACGGGACACAGGACACGGGCAGCAAACCCCGCGTGTACAACATCGATTTGCCGATCGCCAAATCCCTCGCGTCCTTCACGCTGCCCACGAACAGCGGACTGCACCTGCTGGCCGCGACGGTCAACACCACGGCCTACCCGGCGACCGCGACCCCCACCGCGATAAACACGCCAACGGGCACGCCCGTCCCGACCAATACCCCCGATGCCAACGGGTTTACGAACGCGCTCCAGAACAACGGCTTCGAGTTTGGTTCGTTCGCGGGGTGGGATACCGTCACGAACGCGACAGTCACCACGACCGCGCCCCACGCCGGAACGTATGCCGCGTCGTTTCCCGCGACCGGTGGTTCTGTCGCCCAAAACGCGGGGAGCCTCACGTCGGGGCTTGCCTACAACGCCGGGGCGTGGGTCAAGGTGGCGACGGCGGGCGATTGTGTCACGCTCATCGTGACGGGCTTCAACGGCCACCTGGGGCAGGCAGGGAGCTGCTTCTACCCCCTCGTCAACACCTGGACCTATATCGCCGTGCCGTTCGTCACGGGCGGGACGGATACCAACGCCCTCGTGACCATCAGCGCGCCCGCGACGAACGGTGGCGCGACCTATGTCGACGACACGGCGGTGTTGCCCGCGACCGCGCCGCAAGCCGCCACGCCGTACCCGAGCATGGCGCCACTGACCGTCCTCATCAACACGACCACGCGCGCGCCCGTCGTGGTCATGACGGGGCAAACCGAGACGATCACGGTCACGCTCGCGACGACGACGGGCGCGCAGGTGACGGGGGCCACGCTCTCCTGTGCCATCACGGGGCCAGCGGGGCAGGCGGTCACGACCGTGACCACGCCCAACTTGACCATCCCCGCGGGCGCGCCGACGACGTTCACCGCGACGTGGGTCGTCCCCGCCGGGTCGCCGCTCGGCGTGTACACGGTCCAACCCAGCGTCCTCTCGGCGGCGGGCGCCCGCATCAGTAATTAGCCGAGACAGGGAGAGGAGAAGCCTAATGGTAGCGCCCGCCGTGGCGACCGACGCGCTTCAGGCGCGCAACGCGGCCGAACTAACGGCCTGGAGCCGGAACTGGCTCCAGAAGTACGGCGTCGCGGGCTACGTGGGCGAGTTCGGCGTGCCCAACGCCGCCTACGGCGTCGCGGCCGACGCGCCGTTGTGGGCGGCGGACGTGGACGTGTATCTGAAGCAGGCCGAATACCTGGGTGTCCACACGACGTAGTGGGCCTCGGGCGACAACTGGCCCTCCTACAATCTGGGCGTCTACACCGAGGGCGCGGCCGCGTCCGGCACGAACATCACGACGGCACAATCCATTGCCGCTACGGCCGAGGCGCACCCCGACACCGCGACGCTCTTCCACGGTCAAAACGTCAGTGGGTGGGAGGGGCCGGGCGGCGGCTATACCAACAGCCGCACGTCGACGCTCTACACCACGTCGGCCGCCTCCTTCTCCTACCTGGCCTCGCGCGGCGTTAAGACGGTGCGCCTGCCCATGATGTGGGAGGCGTTACAGCCCACGCTCAACGCGCCGCTCGACACGACGAAGTTGGGCGACCTCAATACAATGATTCAGGGCGCGTCAGCAGCAGGCATACGATTGTCTTTGGACCTCCATAATTATGCGCGGTACACGGATTCAAACAACATTCCACAGACTTTAACGCGTGTTGGAAGCCCACTCAATGCGTCCCATTTGGAAGACTTCTGGGTGCGCCTCTCGACGTGGGTACGCGCCGACCCGACGCGCAACAGTACGGTGTTCGCGTACGACCTCATGAATGAGCCGCACGACTTGACCGGCGAGACCGGAGCCTATGTCGTCGGCACGAACATCTACGACTTCGAGACACAGGCGCAGGTGACGACCCCGACATGGGGGGATACACCTGTTTGGGATACTTCGGCCGCGTATACGGGCTCACACTCTCTTGGTGTAACACCCGGCTCGGGCGGCGGCAACGTGCTCGACGGCACGGCGCACTCTTACGCCTCGGGGTCAAACCTGCGCTGCTACTGCTATATCCCGGCGGGCGCGACCGGCACGCTCACCGCGCGCATCGTCATTCAGGCAAGCGCGACGGGCAGCGGCTACAGCAATTACACGCAGTACAGCAACAACCAAAACACGACCCTGACCCCCGGCCAGTGGACGCTGGTGGAGTGGGCCAACTGCCCCGCGTTCCTCCTCGCCAATATCGGGCAGATGGGCGTCTACTTCGGTGGCGCGGGCTTTACCGGCTCCGTCAAAGCCAACATCGACGACCTCTCAGTGGGGGCCGTGACGGGCGCGTACAACCCGAATCAGGTGTGGGAGTACATCAGCCAGCGGGCAGTCTCCGGGCTGCGCTACGGGCTGGTGGGGGCCACATCAGGCCCCATCGTGGACACGCATACCATCATGGTCTCCGGCAACAACTACAGTTCGCTCGTCAACTGGATCGGCGCGCACCCCCAACCGTGGATCACCGACCCGGTTGTGGGTGGGACGATTTACGAAAGTCATCACTATTGGGACTCGCAAAGTGGCTATCAGCGCAGCGGCACCTACTCGCTGAACAACGCCAACCTGCCGTATAGCACGGAGTTGGCGAACGCCCAGAGCCAGGGCTACACCGCCACGCCCACGGTCACAACGCTCTCGCCCACGTCCGCCTCCGTCGGGGCCACCGTGACGGTCACGGGGACAAACTTCACGAACGTCAGCGGCGTGACCGTTGGCGGTGTTGCCGCCACGACCTACAGCGTGGCCTCGGCCACCAGCCTGACCGTCACCGTCCCCACGGGGGTTGCGACGGGACAGAGCGTGCAGGTCGCCGTTACGACGCAGAGCGGGACAACACCGGCTGGAGCCGCGTCTACCCTCGCGGTGGTCGCGCCCTCGCCCACGATCACGGGCTTCTCGCCCAACCCCGCGCCGGTCGGGAACACCGTCACCGTGACGGGCGCGGCGCTCACGGGGGCCACGGCGGTCACGGTCAACGGCACGGCGGGCACAGGCATTGTCGTCGCCTCCGGGGGCGCATCCTTGACGTTTATTGTTGGCGCGGGTTCGACCTCGGGGCCGATCGTGGTCACGACGCCGGCCGGAACCGCTACCTCGTCCACCAGCTTGACCATCGGGGCGCTGGTGGCGGGCGTGCGGCCCTTCTACTGGAGCGGCCTGCCAGGTGGGACAATCCCCACGGCCGCCAACTTCACCTCCGAAAAAAGCGCGGGGGTCAAGGCCCACGTCGTCACCGCCAGGTGGGCCAACTACTACACATCCCTCTATGCGTCTGGCGTGTACACCCCCGTCAAGAACACGTCGTACATCAACGGCATTAAGACGGAGATCGCCAACGCGCAGGCGGCGGGCCTGGACGTGATGATCAACTGGCACACCGGCGCGGCGCACCCGGACCTTTTTGCCAACGAGTCAAACGCGCGCTTCGTCGATCAAAACGGCCTGGCCTACACGCAGGGCCAGAACGGGGCCGACAGCGGCGACGCGGGCGACGCCAACCTCGTGTTCAACAGCACGCTCCGCACGCGGGCGCAGGCGTTCCTCTCTGACCTCATGAGCGACCTTGTGACACCCTACGGCATCACCTGTATCCGCGCCGCCAACGGCCACTTCGGGGAGTGGGGCTATCCGCCTTTCCACATCGGCGCGTCCGGTAATTCGACCGTCAACTACTGGGGTTTTGACGCACTGGCCCAGGCCGACCGCCAGAGCTACGCCACCGCGAACAGTAAAACCATCGCGGGGACATGGCGACCGGGGAACGCGTCGCCCAATGGCGAGGCGCGCACATTCATCCAGTGGTACTACCAACGCCAGGTGGACTACGGCAACTGGAGCATCCAGGCATGCCGCAACGTCGGCTTCAGTGGGCCGGTGATGCTCCTCATGCCGGGCTTCGGTGTTCGGCATGGTTCGGCGGCGAACCTGCTGGCCGGGTCAAACCCCGATGTGGACGCCGCCGTCACGGCCAACCTCAACGGCACGTCCACGTTTGAGCCGTCGGGCGAGATCAGCACGGGGCACTGGTTCCAGGGCATGATCGCGCAGATGACGGACACAAAGGCGATTCCCGAATGTACCTGGATCGACTGCGGCTACCCCGCCGTCACGCTGGGCGGCGTCTCGTATCCGAACAATGGCCTGGGCATCACGCTGACCTACAGCGGCGCTGATCCCTCGCAGGGGTACTGGGGGCCGTACCGCCGCATCGCCTACTACGCGTCCCTCAAAACGCCGCAACTGCGGACCTTTGGCGAGATGACATCCACCAATCACCTGGGCGCGCTCGACTGGGCGGTCAAGGAGATGCTGGCAGGTAAGGGCGTTGGGCTAGCTTATTTTCAGGAGGCCGATCTGTTCAACGGATCCGCCTCCACCGTCCAGTTGGCGGGCTACGGGTCGTACATTACGGCCAACCCCGACAGCGCGTACAGCGGGCCAAGCAGCGCCGCGGCGCGGATCGTGTCCGCCGCGGCCACCCCCACCGTCCCCGTGGCGGGGGGCGTTGTCACCCTCGCGCTCACCGTCCAGGCGTTCAGCGCCATCGCCGCCACCGTCACCTGGACGATCCAGGACGCGGGCGGCGCGACCGTCACGACCGTGACCGCGCCGCTCTCGCTGGCGGCTGGAGCGACCGGGACCGCCTCGGGGACGTGGACCGTGCCCGTGGGCGCGGCGGGCGGGGCCGCTTACGCGATCTACGCCGCCGTCACGGACAGCGGGGGCGCGTCACTCATCTAAGCGACGCGCGAATCCCTGAACATGTACCCCCGCGCGGGCATGGCATGCCCGCACACACGCTAGACGAATGAGAGGACGACGTATGCGCGGATTCCTGCCCTGGCTGATTGTCGTCCTCTGCGTCCTCTGCCTCGCCGTCGGCGTCGTCGTGCCCGCCAACCCCCTCGGGGGGCGCGCGGTTCGCGCGGCGGCGCGCCCCCTCCTGGGGGCGGTCGTCGGCACGCCCGTCGCCACGGTGGTCGTGGCGACCTCCACCCCGACCGCGACGCCGCCCGCCGCGAACGGGTCCGCGACCGTGACGGCGGTTGCGCCCGCGCCCACCACCGCGTTCACCGTGGCCGCGCCGCTCTCCCCCGCGTCGCCCGTCTGCGACACGTTCGGGGACGGCACACTCGGCGCGTGGGTGACGGACTACGGCGCCTCGGCCGCGTGGGGCGCGACCCCGGCCCACAACACGCTCTCGTGCGCGGGGGCCGCTGCGCAAACCAACCCCGGGGCCATGCAACTCACCGGCAACGGGTCGTCGGGGGTCCAACTGCACCGCGCGATGACCGGACTTACAGCGCAGACACCCTATACCCTGACCATGTGGGTCTACGACCCCACGACGAACGGCACGAACATTCACCTCTACGTCACGGGCTACGCCGGGGCCACGTCCTCAACCGGCCCCACGGGCGGTTACCCGCAGGGCTGGACGCAAGTCAATATCCCGTTCAGTACGGGCAATAGCAACACAAGCGCGCAGGCGAACATCTATCTCTACAGCGGGACGCTGGCGCTCGACGACATCTATCTTCAGCAGGGGGCGACGGGGGCGGCCCCCGCGACCGCGGTCCCCTCGTTCACGCCGGTGCCGGCGGGCGGCATCAACGACCCCGGCTTCGAGAACAACGGCAGTTTTACCCCCTACTGGCAAACGCAGGCCAACACCACGCTCGCGGTCGGCGGGCAAGCCCACACCGGCACCGGGTCGGCGTTCTTTACGGCGGCGGGCGATCAGGTGTTTCAGACGGTGTCGGGCCTGAGCGCGGGACACACCTACGCCGTCATATCCTATCTCAAAGCCAACACGGCGGGCCAGCACGTCTGTGTCGGAGCGCACGACTACGCGCCCTACGGCGGGATCGTCTCGACGTGTACCACCGGCACGACTTACGCCCCGATCACGGCTACGTTTAGCCTCGTCGGGTCGCAGACCTCAGCGGTTGTCTTCGCGGGCATGACCACGAACAACGAGTACGGCGGCGGTTACGCCGACGACTTTAGTTTGACCGACCTGGGGGTCGCCGCGACACCAACGCCGCACCCGCCCATTGCGATCCCCTCGCCCGCGCCCACGGTCCTGCCCGGCACGGCTCCCTACGGCCTGCACGCCTCGGGGAAGGCGGTCGTGGACCACGGCGGGACGGCTATCGTGCTGCGCGGGGCCGACAAGTCGAGCCTAGAGTACGCCTGCACCTTCGGCCAGTACGACACGGGCGGGACCGACAACGCCAGCATCGAGCAGATGCGGCTCTGGCACATCAACATCGTGCGCGTGCCCCTCAACGAGGGCTGCTGGCTCGGCGTGGGCGGTCTGCCCGCGGGGAGCCTCACGACCACGACCTACCGCCAGTCCGTCCGCGATTATGTGACGCGGCTCAACAACCACGGCATGGCGGTGGTCCTGGACCTGCACTGGAGCGCGCCCTCGGTCGTCACGACCACGGCGGGGATCACCGAGACCCCACAGGCCAATATGCAGCAAGTCATGGCCGATAGGGATAACTCCCCGGCCTTCTGGTCGTCGGTCGCGGCCACGTTCGCCAGCAATACGTCCGTGCTGTTCGACCTCTACAACGAGCCGCAGGGGCCGTCGGGGACGTGGAATTGGGCCTGCTGGCGCGACGGGGGCTGCGCGGTGCGGTCCTATCGCGGGAACGGCGGGTCGAACACGAGCTCCTACACGGGCGACTACACCGTGGCCGGGATGCAAGAACTCCTGACCGCCGTGCGCCAGGCGGGGGCCACCAACCTTGTCCTGATGGGCGGCTTGCAGTACGCCTCTGACTTGTACCAATGGCAGACCTACGTGCCCTACGATCCCCTTCCGACGCCCAATGTCGCCGCGAGTCTCCACTTCTATAAAAATGGTTATTCGCCGGAAGGGGCGGGCTGCGTCGGCGGCACGACCACCGCGGCGCAGGACATGGCCTGTCTCACGACCCAGCTAAAAGCGGTGGACTACGCCTACCCTGTCATCGCGACGGAGTACGGCGAGGGCGACTGCCTCTCGACCTGGGATAACCAATTCCTGCCGACGATGGACGGGCGGGGCGCGGCGGGCTACATCGCCTGGGCCTGGAACACGGACCAGGGCTGCGGCGGGCCGGGTATCGTGTCCTCGTACACGACCGGCGCGCCGACGGGCGGCGGCCAGGGCATCCACGACTATTACGTGACGAACGCGGCGCTCCCATCGTTCTACGCGCCGACCCACCGCGACCATTCGCGGCCCATCCCCCCGCGCAGGAGGAGGTAGCCCGTGCTCATCACGCAGACCATCACCGTGCGCAACAGCGCGCAGGGAGGCACGCGCCTGACCGGACTCGCGCCCACGTGGGTGCAATTCGTGTCTCTGGCGACAGGCGCGGCGCTCACCGCCCCGGCCGCGCCCGTCGAGGTCGGCCGGGGCGTCTATCGCGTCAGTTACGACGCCGAGGCCAACGGAGAAGCGGCGGGGCAGATCGATGTCACGCCCACCGGCGCGACGCCGGGCGGCGCGACGCTCGTGGAGGCCGACCGCTACGTCGATGTCCTATTCACGCGCGACAGTTCGCGCCTGCAAACGGCGTTGCCCGTCCCCGCGCCCGGTCAGACGGGGGGGCTACCGACCGTCAACGCCGCCAATCAGGTCCAGACCGACCCCTCTTTCGTGGTGGACAGCGCGGGCGGGACGACCGTGACCTTCGCCAAGTGGCTGCAGATCGTTCTGTCGCTCCTGACACAGAAGTACGTGGTGCAGCTGAACTACCCCGCGGCGGGCCAGCAGACGGCGACCTACTATCGCCTGGACGGCGTCACCTCGACCATCAGCACGACCGTCACATTCGACGGCCAGGGTCGCCCGCTCGGTCGCGGGGTCCCCACGATCACGTAGACCCACTGTCCCATTCCCTGTTTCCGCTGTCTCGCCCACTGTCCCGCCCGCGCCTGTGACGCGGCGGTCCACCTGAGAGGCGCGCCGGTCGCGCGCGAGGAGAATTGACCCATGGCCGCAAGTCTGTCCGCCACGCTTGAAGTCGTGATCCACGACTATATCACCGGCGGCCCCGCGCCGACCGCGACCTACGCGACACAGTACCTCGCCGTCTTTGTCGGCGCGCTGCCGACGCCGACCGGGGGGACTGAGTGTACGGACGGCAACTATCAACGCCACCAGATCACCTGGGGCGCGGGGTCGGGCATGGCCCCGCGCACCAAGGCGTTGACCAACGGCTTCCAGGCGTTCGATAAGGGCGGGGCGACCGGCGCCGCCGCCGCTCAGCAGGTCTATGGCCTGGGCATCTACGACGCCCCGACCGGCGGCAACCTGCTTCAGGTCGATCCCTTCGTCGACGCCAACAACATCCCCCAACCTGTCAGTGTCGCGGCAGGCGCGCCCTATAATTTCGCGGCGGCTGCTTTGGTGTCACGCATCATCTAGACAGACAACAACGCCTTCACGCAACGCGCGCGGGCGTCGGCCGGCCGATGCCCTCCCCCCCCTCTTTTTGATCCGCGCTAGCAGCGGGAGGTCGTCGTGCCTGTCCTTCTCGATGGCGCGCGCCCGAGCGCCGCGCTGGGCGAATCGCCCGATAGCGCCAACCTGTCGGCGTTTGCCGCGCCCGCGCCCGCCGCCGGGACATTCACCGCGACGGGCGGTTTCGCGGGCGCGGGCGTCGTCTCCGTCGCCGCTGTCACGGGCGCGGCCCTGTTCGCCGCCGGGACCTTCCTCGCGGCGGCCGGGACCGTGGGCGCTCCGAGCGTGCCGGGGGCCGGGATGTTCGGCGGCGCGTGTACGCTCGGAGCGTCGCCCGTCGTCGGCGCCTCCCCCGTCACGGGTGGCGGCGCGTTCAGCGGGTCCGCGGTCGTCGCGGGCGGCGGCGCGTCGGGCGTCGCCCCGGTCGCGGGACAGGGTGTGTTCGTCGGGGCGACCACACTCAACGCCACCACCGCGTCGGGCGTCGCCACGGTCGCGGGCGCGGGCGCGTTCGTCGGGGCGACCACTCTCGCGCAGGGGGCGATCACGGGCATCCCCCCGGTCGCGGGCGCGGGCGCGTTTGCCGCCGCCGTGCCGTTTGTCGGCCCTGGGACGGCGGGCGCGGTTGGGGTGTCGGCGGGCGGCCTCTTCGCGCTCACGACGGGACTTGCGGGCGCGGGCGTCGTTGCCGCGGCTCCGTCAACCAGCGGGGCCGCCACGGGAGCGGGGGCGTTCAGCGCGCTCGCCGCGCTCAGTGGGACGGGGCAAGTGGGCGTCGGCACCGTCACGGGCGGGGCGTCCTTCCTTGTCTACACGGCAACGGTTGGGGCCGGGACCATTGGCCCAACGGGCGCGCTGGCCGGCCCCTCCTCGGTCGGCGCGTTCGACACCCTGATCCAGTTCGGTGGCACGGGCGTCGTGGGCGCGCCGCCCATCCTGACCGAGATCGTAGCCGCCTACGCCCTCACCCTCTCGCCGGAGGTCGGCCCCGCCGTGGCGCTGGCCCCGCCCGCCATCGCCCCCGACGCCGCGGGCGTGGGCCTCTCGCTGCGCCTGGACGCCCTTCCGGTGGGCGCCACGGTCGTCCCCCTCGCCGCCAGCGCTGTCGTCCTGACGCTGGACGCCGCATCACTCGCGCCGGTCCCCGCGCCGGGCTTCATCGTCACACCGGTCCCCGTGCTCGTCACGGACAGCGGAGGGACGCTGGGGACGCGCCTCGTCGTCACGCTCGGCAACGGGGCGCAATCGGACGGCGCGGCGTACCTCGTCCACCTCACGTTCAGCGTCGGCGGTTCAACGTTGGGCGTCACGCTGGGCGTCCCCTGCACGACCGAGGCCGGCGACGGCCCCGCCTACTATGCCTAACCCTATCGACCGACTATCGACTCAAACGGACACCGATTCACCACGCAAGGAGCACACCATGGACGCGCTCGTCTACAAAGCCGCCGACCTCGACAACGCCACTCTCGCCCGCCTCGGCTCCGAGGGCTACGCCATCTTCGACCCCGCAACGAAGGGCGACCTGCTGCTCTTCGTGAAGGACACTCCGACAGCGCCGCCACCGCCGACCGTTCCGACCGCTGGGGACGCCGCGCCCCTCCCGTCCGATGTCCCCGCGTCCGTGGAGCCTGTCGCCGCGCCGACCGAGGCCATGCCCACCGAGGCCATGCCCACCGACGCGGGCGGTGTCACGGTCGCGTTCCCGACCGACGCCTACGCGCCCCCGGCCGACCAGCCGGCCGTTTAACCCGACGCGCTCCACGCGCGCCCTACGCTGTCCCATTGAGGAGGAGACACCTATGACCCCCGCGACCTTCGCATCCCTGAGCGGCTTCGTGTCGCTCGCCATCCCCTACGTCGTGCTCGCCATCCTCGTGGCGGGCGTCGCGCTCGGCGCGACGCCCGCCTACTGGGCGGCGAAGGCCACCACGGCCGTCGTCAAGAACTGGGGCGCGCGGCACGTCATCGAAACGGGCGTTGAGTACGCCCAACAGTGGCTCGATAAGGCGCAGCGGTACGATGGCGCGGTCAACGTCGCCACCGCCGCCGCGCCCTGGCTCAAAAAGAGCCCCATTCTGAAGCCACTCGTCGAGGCGGCCGTCCTGCGTGTCCACACCAACCTCGGCATCTACGACGCGGAGTTGAAAGCGGCCGACGCCGGTGTCGCGCCGCATAGCGTCGCTCCGGCTGACCTTGAGGCCATCAGGACCGAGGCGCGCGCCATCGCCGCGCAGGTGGCCCAGGACACGCTGCGGGGCGTCCTGACGACCGCGCTGGGGGGCCAGGGCGTCCAGGCGACGCACGAAGCCGCCGTCACGACGCTGACCCCCGCGCCCGCGCCGGTCACGCCTACACCGACGGCCGCCCCCTTCAAGATCGTGGACGCCACCACCAATGAGGCCATCGCGGACGTGAGGCTGCCTGCCGCTCAGACCATGCCGCTGACCGGGGGAGCGCCAACGCCATGAAAGCGCGCCTGATTCAGCCAATAGGCACGCGCACCTATCTGTGCCGGTATGTCGGCGCCTCCGATGGCTCCAAGATCTGCCCGCTCCCTGAGTGGGATTACCACAACGCGGAGGCGGTGGGTGGGGAGTCAAGCGAACCCGCTGAGACGTTCTGGCAAGATGACCCACGGCGTCTAGCCATGCCGTCGCATGACGACGCACGCTGGCCGTCACGGTGCGCGTGCGGCTACGTCTTCACCGAGGACGACTCGTGGCAACTCACCTACAAACGCTGGTGGAACACCGACAGCGGCTATCCCGAACCGGGCGACCTGTTCTGGCGTCCTGACGGGGGCCTGTCACGCGACCGCCAAAAGGGGGACGAGACGCCGCACCTCTACGCGATCTGCCCCGATGGGCGCGCGTGGGACATCGACGGTGGCAGCAGCAACGGGAATGGGTGGACGCGCACGGGCGAGCCACCCACCATCACCTGTAGCCCGTCGATCTGGACGAATATGCCACACGGCTACCACGGATTCCTCCAAAACGGAGAATGGACCGCGGATCTGAGCGGGCAGACCTTCGACGCCAAACCGTACATCTTCGCGTAAAGGACTGACCACATGATCCGGCTCGTCAAACGGCTGCACATTCCCCTGCTGTGGATCATCGTCCTGGCGCTGCTGTTGGGAAACCTCAATGGCGCGCTTGGCACGCTGCTGGCCCAGCGCGTGATCCACGGCCTGGGGGCGCGGCGGGACAGCGTGGCCACGATCCACGCCCACGCCCTCACCATCGACCCGCGCCTCGCGCGCACGATCGGTGGCGGGGCGACGGTGGACCTCTCCAACCTGTTCCCGCCGGTCCAAAACCAACTGAATACGAACGCGTGCTCCTCGTTCTCGCTCACCGCCATCCTCTACGCGCTGCGCATTGAGCGCGGAGAGACGCCCGCGACGTACTTCTCGCCGTGGTATCACCGCTGGAATCTCGTTGGGAACAGCGACACGTACACGACAATGGATGGAGCCATCCGCGCTGTGTACGCGCCCAGCGGGGGCATGGTCTACCATTGGCGGCAGGAGGGGCCGGGTCGTCCCTCGGCCACCGAGTACGCCGCCGCGACCGCGAAGAGCGCGTACTATCAGGTGTTCTCTGGCGGCGGGACGGGGACGTTTGACCAGATCGCCTACGAGGTGCGGACAGGCCACCCCGTGTGGCTCCTCTCCGACGTGCGCGACGGCATGTGGTACCTCTCCCCTGGCAACCCCTATACCGACAACCAAGGTCCACATGTGATCGGCCAACATTTTGAGGTCGTGACGGGCGTATACGGCGACTATCTCAAGGTCCGCAACTCGTGGGGCGCGGGCTACGGGCAGGGCGGCTACTGGTATCTTTCGCGCTACGGGGCCGACACGACGACGCGTGAGGCCGCCATCGTCACGCTCGGCCCCGCCGTCGTGTGGCCCGCCCCCGCGCCGCTTGCCCCGCTACCGACCGCCGTACCCACGCTGACTCCGCGCCCCGTCGCGCGTCCGACAGCGCACCCCACACCGCGCCCTAAGGCGACGCCGACGCCCCGACCAGCCCCTAGGCCGACACCCCGGCCCATCGTCCACTACCGTCAGCAGGCGGTCTACCGGACAACCCACGCGACGTTGTTGCGTCCCCGGCCCCAGGACGCCCCTAAGGGACGCACAGGGGTCCGGGCGGGGAGCATGGTGTTTGATGTGAGAGGGAGTAATAAGACGTGGTTGCACGTCAGCACCGGCGCGCACCAGGGCTTTATCTATCGCCCCTTCGCGCGCTTCCTGCGCTTTCAACGCCAGCGTGTCTAACGCGACACACATAGACGGCGAAAGTTGACAAAATATATTCCTAGAATTATTCCATGAACGCGGACACAGAGAGGAGGCGGGAGTCTTATGTTTGATGTAAGCCCGCACGTCGACATTGCACAGTCACACGAACAGGCGCCGTATGGCGCTATCGGGCTGCGAGAGCTAACACTCACGGCCGAGCAAGCACAGGCTGTCACCGACATCATTGAGAATCGTACAGCTCAATGTACGCGGCCGCACCGTCACTTTCCACCAGGGGATGAATCGCTGCTTCGATGATCACCGGACAAGCTAGTACATCGTTCTCACCGTTGCCCGTATTACTCGCAATAGACTGAACCCCCGACCTCGCAGTGAGGTCGGGGGTTCTTTTGTCGTCTGTGGGGGATCGGCCTAACGCCACCCGGCCGTAAGCCGCGCGTAGTCCGTCCACCCGTCCGCGATCTTGCGCGCCAGGTCGGCCGCCTCGCACGCCGCGTCGGTCGTCAGCAGCGCGTGGGAGCCCCAGTACGCCGCCCGCTCCCTGGCCCGTACCTCACATGCCGCCGCCAGCGCCGCGCGCCGCAGCGGCCCCCACGTCGCGTGGTCGACCTCGAGCTCTGCGTGGGCGTGGCACTGCGCCACCAATTCGTCCAGCGCGTCCAGCCGCCCTTCCTCACTCATCGTACGTCCCCCGCCGGTCCCGCTGTCCAGCCACACGGTCGGCGCGGAGGTGGGCGCGGCCGGGTTGTACGTCAGGTGCGCCTCACAGGCCCGCCCCGCCACGCGGAGGAACAGCAGCGGGCTATGGCTCGTGGGCCCGGAGACGCGCCATAGAACGCGACAGAGCGCCGTGGCGCGCGTGACGCGGGGGTGAGCGCGCCGGTCGGGGATGGGGATTGTCATCGGTCGTTCTTCAATCATTGGTCTAACCCTCTTTCTCTACATGGTTGGGGCACACCCACCCGACCGCGCGCCCATCAGCATGCGCGGCACGCACGAAGCGCCACCCAATCCGATTCATATGGCGCCTAACACCTTGATTAGGCGTAAAAAACTCCGTAGTCATACAGCCCTCGATGCCGCACTCGACGGATACCTCGTAGTGCGCGCGCCCTTTCCATGTGTAGCGTTGGGGTGATTGGCTCACGCTGTCACCTCTTGCGCGCTGTACTGGATCGTCTTGTGCTCAGGGTCAAGCATCCACGCCCGCACGTCGTCGGTGATCTGATGTGCGCCCCGAGCTAGGTGCGCGTTCTCGATGACGATGTACTCGCTACGCACATGGTAGACGCGGCCCGTATTGCTGTCATAGCGCGTCAACTCGAACTCCTCGCCATCGATGGTGAAGTACTCGCACCGAAAACCCATCCTGCTTTGCTCCTGTCATGCGTTACAATGCGTGCCAACTAACTAGCAGTATCTTACCACCATATAACACCATTGTCAACACCATTTAGCACGACATACCACCATCATGTATAATAAGAGTGGGAGGTCGTCGTGTATGGCAGAAGAATGGAAATACCGAACAGTGCGACTCAGGCGGTGGGCGTGGGAGGCGTTGGCGCAACTAGCGCAGCGTGAGAACAGAACGCAACTGGAGCAAGCGCGACACCTTATAGAGGATGGGCTACGGCGCCAGGGTTTTGAGGAGAAGAAAGAGACCGACAAGTGACGAACATTGCCGATATCAATCCGCTAGACTTGCCGAGCATGACGCTTGAGAATCGTGGTCGCCTTCCCAATTGCGCAGCAGTGTATTTTGTAATAGATAACAGCAACACTGTTTTGTATATCGGCCAGACCATCTCGCTTGTGCGCCGATGGATGGCGCACCATCGCGCAAAGGAGCTGCTTGGATTTGAGTCCGCACGCATTGCTTGGCTTGAAGTGAGTGACACCAGCCTTCTTGCTGGTATTGAGCGGGCTTGCATTGACCATTTCGCGCCATATCTAAACCAACCTAACGGGGATCTAGACAAGCCCCTAACGGTACGCCTATCCTATCGACTGCATGAGCTTGTTAAGGAACGTGCCCGGGCAGCGCGACGTAAGCCAGCCGATTGGATACGCTATGCCATTGAGGAGCAAGCCGAGCGCGAACGCCTGGACGAAGATAAAAGGTCAAAGCCGTGAACAAAGATGAAGCCATGGCGCGCATTAGTCAACTGACCAAGGCGGCCAACCTGACCATGGAGGCGCTGAAGTTCGTCGACACGATGCTCACCCAGTGGCCGGCCGACGATGCCGCGCCTCACGCCATCGACCGCGCCGCTGTCTCCCTGCTGGCCAAAGAGATGCGCAACACGGCCGAGCACGTCGTGGCGACGCGCAATGCGCTGACCCAGGAGATGTACAAGGGACGGTACGACTCCGCTGAAACCGCCCCTATGTACAGGTTGCCCGCCAACCTGTATGGCGCGCAACAGGCCTTTTCCTGTGTTGAGTGTGGCGGATCCGGGATAGATCGGAGCGACGGTGTACGCTGCTCCGTGTGTGGCGGCTCAGGGGCCGTGTTCGGCTACAAGGCGGCGCGCGGCGCCCTCTCCCGCTCCGCCGACGCATCCGATGCCGAGGAGACGACGCTATGACCGAGCCCGTCCTCTACGACGCGATCATCTGGGATTACGGCACGTCGGTCCATATCTCCGCTCAGTGCAACGTCGATCGGCCACGCGGCCATGCTTGGGGTGACGCATCGGCCAGCGCGTGCCTACGCTACATGGACGAACACATCATCCCAAGCTACTACGGGCGACCGGGACAGGCGCGTCGCGTCAGTTATCGACGGCAGGGACAGGTGCTATGAGCACACACGTCCTCTGCGAGTCCTGCGCGGCCCGCGTCCCCCTCGACGCCGTGACGTGGGACCAGGGCCACGGCTTTTGCCGCATATGCTGGAAGACGGGCGCGCACAAACGCGCGCGGTACGCGCCCGCCCAGGATGCCAGGGAGGACAAGGAGCGGCGTAAGGCGGGGTAGCGTGGAGAGGAGATAGGGCAATGGACGGGCACGCGCGCATGGACTGGGTCTGCACGATTCTGGAGTATGTGTCCCGACAGCAGCAATGGGGCATGAAGGATGTCGACATGCTCCGCAAACTTCTGACGAATACGGGCCTCGATTCGCAGGTGAACGAAGAGATCTGGTTGCGGCGGTGGTATGGGGAACCGCTGCACGTCGATGAGGACATCATTAGGTAGCGTGGAGTCGGGACGGGAAATAGCGTGGAGGGTTACAGATGTACGTTCGTGTTTACTGCCTGTACTGCGGGAACGTCGCGCTACCTGAGCGTATGGCTGGCGACAATACCCTCTACGAGTTGGCCTGCTCGGCATGCGATGAGCCTCTCGTGTCTCTACGCATTGACAGCATCGCGCCCACGCGCGAGCGATTATCTGATCACGTGCCCGCGGGGACGGCGTACATGCTCTATGCCGACCCCGAGACGGGCGAGGTCTCTATTGAATAGACGAGGCAACATCATGCTCAGCGAATCTAACAAATAGCCGGGAGGGGGAGCGGATTATGAGTGACCAGTCGGCGATACCGCGCTACCAGCATACGTCCTACGCGTGGGAACGCGGGTACGCCGTGGAAACCGTCTCGGACGGGCGGGTTTTAGTGTATCGGTGCCCGCGCACGCACATTTACCGTATCCCGGTGCGCGGCCCGTTTCCCGAGGTCGTGTGGGCGTGGTACTACGGGGAGTCGGTGACAATCGGCGGATTGGACGAAGCGCACTATTGGGCACTCGCGCAAGTAGAGAGGGGACTGCTGCCCAGAGGCGATGCCGCCCGCCCGCTCGCCCCGGCGTGCCTCGCGCATCCGTGAGAAAATGAGTTTGCCGCGCATGCGTTTTCGTGTGTTTACGGTCGAAAAACAGGGTTAACATCAGTGGTGAAGGGGGTCATCACCATGACTGATCGCGTACAACACAACGCCGATGGATCGCTGGATGAAGTTGTCGTAAGCGCCTGCGATGTTCACCTCGAGCACATGAATGACGGCGCGTGGTGGATAGGGATAACGCGCGACGGGAAAACGATGCATCTCTGGCTCGTCAACGACAAGCGCGGCCGGCCAACTGTCACGGTGACGGACGATGAAATCGGCATCCCCGTCACGCACGAGGGCTAGTGCGCAGCCAGCCGGATGAATCAGCGCACCGATTGACGCGCCCCGCTCCTGTTTGCTACCCTACTCATCATGCCTACCCTGCCGCTCCCACCGACGCCCCCTGATCCCTTCGCCGCCGCCGCGCGTCTGCTGGCCGCGCACACCGACCGCATCACGGCGCTGGAAGAGCGTGTCAGGGCGCTAGAAGCCGAGCGCGGTCCCACCCTCGACGACTTCCGACCCATGACGACGCGCGAGGCGGCCGACCTACTGCGCGTCTCCCCCACCTTCGTCCTTACCCTCATCGAGCGCGGCGTCCTCGCGCGCGTTCCTTTTATGGGGTCACGCGTCCTGATCCCCCGCCAGAGCGTCGTGCGCCTCGTCACGGAGCAATCCACCCCTGACGACCTCGCCGCTGTAGACAGCCGCTCAGACGCTCCCAACGACGCCGTAGACGCCGTAGACGCCGATCTAGAGAGCGATGGCGGGTAGGGATGGCGACAGGTTCTATTCGGCGCAAGGTGGTCGACACGACGAAGGCAGTGCGCTACGAGGTCGTCGTTGACCTTGGCCCCGACCCCGCGACGGGCAAGCGCCGGCAACGCTCGCGCACGTTTCCGACCAAGAAGGAAGCGCAGCGCGGCCTGGCGGCGTGGCTGGTAGAGCACCACGTCCGGCCGCAGTCCCACACCACCTACGCGCGCCACGTCCGCCTGCACATCGTGCCCCGCCTAGGGGCACTGCCCGTCCACAAGTTGACGGCGCCCATCCTCCAGGCCACGTACTCGGCCATGCTCACCGACGGCATGCGCCCGGTCATGGTGCGCATCTGCCACCGTCAGATCAAGGCGGCGCTGGCGCGCGCGGTGCGCCTGGGTCTCCTGCCGCGCAACGCGGCCGATGCCGTGCGCCCCCCGCGCGTCCTCCGGTCGCGTATGGTCGCGTGGAGCGCCGACGAGGCCCGGCGCTTCCTGCTCTCGGCGGAGGTGGCGGCCGAACCCGACTACCCGCTCTACGCGCTGGCGCTGGGGACCGGCCTGCGGCGCGGCGAACTGCTTGGCCTGATGTGGTCGGACATCGACTGGGGCGATGCCGTGGACCGCGCGGGCGTGCGTACGGGGATGGGGGGCACGAGCGGCAGCGAGACCGGCGGAATGATGGCGACGCCCCGGCGCGGAGGGGCGGTCAGCCAACGCGGGGCGCGGCTCCATGTCACCCGCAGCCTCAACCCCATCGGCGGGACAGCCGAATTGGGGGAGGTCAAATCGGCCGGATCGCGGAGATTCGTGGATATTCCCGCCGGAGTTGTCGCGATTTTACAACACCACAGGGCTACGCAGCGGGCGCGTCGGCTCGCTATGGGAGGCCAATGGGCCGACAACGACCTCGTGTTCCCGCGCGCGGACGGCCAGCCGGCGGCCATCACCACGATTGAGACACGCTTTGCCCGCGCCCGTCGGCGCGCCCACCGGGAGTCGGGCGTTCCCCTTATCCGCCTGCACGACCTGCGGCACACCTACGCCACGCTGGCGATCGCGGGCGGGGCCAACTTAGTCAAACTCAGTGAGATGCTGGGGCACGCGTCGCCGACGATCACCATGAGCGTCTACGTCCATTCCCAGGAGGGTGACGGCCCGGCTATCGCCGCGAACCTGGGCGATCTGCTGTTCCCGGCGTCCGAGGCGCGTTAG